CTGAATATGAGTAGAGCTTCCTTTGATAATCAGGTTAGAGAGGGTAAGCTCCCAAAGGGAACTCATGTACAAGGCTTCAAAGAACTCAGATGGTACAAAAAGGATTTGGATAAATATAGAAAATCTTATAAATCCTAACCCATGAGAGACATCAAGGAAATAATAGTACATTGCTCAGCTACTCCAGAAGGCAGAAATGTCGATGTAGCTGAAATAACAAAATGGCATTTAGCAAGAGGATTCAAAACCATCGGCTATCATTATGTTATTTATTTAGATGGAAGTGTTCACAAAGGCAGAGATGAAGATGAGGTTGGCGCACATTGCCTGAATCATAATTCTATTTCTATAGGAATTTGCTATATAGGTGGACTGGCTAAAGATGCTAAAACTTCCAAAGACACAAGAACAGAGGCTCAGAAGACAGCGTTAACTGAATTGTTGAAAGAGCTAAAGAGCAGGTATCCTAAGGCAAAGATTTATGGACATAGAGATTTTGCCCAAAAAGATTGCCCCTGTTTTGATGCTACCAAAGAGTACGCATCCTTATAGTAAAACATTACTATATACTAACCCCTGGTTATCAATATGATAGCTGGGGGTTTTTCGTGTAATTAGCAATGATAGGTTTTTAAAAATAAAGTTTATAACTTTGCACAGTAAGCTTACAAATCTGAGACCTATAATCTAATTCACTTCTAATTTATTTGTTATGGAAATTGAAGATAACAAAAAGTATGCCAGCAACTCAAAAGGAAACGCCGCTCTTACCACAGGTATTATCGGCACTGCGTTGGGTGGCCTATTGGCTCTTGGTGGTGGCAGTGGCCTATTTGGCGGTGGTGGTATAGCTGCTGTAGCTGAAAAGGAAAATGCTGACTATGTAGATATCACCAAGCAGTATTATCAGGGACAAATTTCTAACATTCGTGAGATTCAGTCAATGTATGAGCAGTTGAACAACAAGATTGTTGATTCTTCTTTCGCTCTTTACAAGAATCAGAGGGATGAGAAAGATGCTCTCCTCGCTCGTATTTCTGCCCTTGAAACCAAGCAAGCTGTTGATGCAGCTATTGAACCTTGGAGAGCAAAGGTGCTTGAAATGCAAATTGGCGGTGTAGCTGCACAGTCACAAGCTGCACTTGCTATGGAGGCTGAAAGACGTCAGTTTGCAGACAATACTATCGTAGGTTATGTGAACAATACTTTCTATCCAGTTAGTATTGCTTCTGTAACTGTTAGTACAACTGCTTCTACTTCTAAGTCAACCTTCAACCCCTTGGCTGGTTTGACTACTCCGATTCTTCCTGCTCCTCCAGTAGTGTAAGAAATTGAGTAGATGATTGGGTAGGGGTGCCATTGCACCTCTACCTTTTTTATTTTGATTAAATTTAAAACTTAAAATATTATGGCAATAGTTTATACTCCTGTGATAGCAAACCAAACTTCTACCACAGGCTCAACCGCAGGCATTAAGCCAACCTACAATATTGAGGATGGCAGAAATGTTACAGGTAATAATATAACTGCTCCCAGTGCTTTCAATACTGATGCAGTATTAGCTACTGCTGTTGATGGTTTCTCTAAGGGCAAGGCTTCTGGTATGCTCGAAGATAACTTAGGGCAATATGTTATCACAGATGTATCACAATTGATTACCAACTGGTATGAGGCTTTCAACAATTACTACTCCAAAGTTCAGGATGCTATAACCAATAACGATACAAACTTCCTTGAGAATTATGTATTCTATGTTACTGATGTAGCTACTGACACTACTTCAACTCCAGCAACTACCACTACAAGTGGCTCAAGCACACCTTAAAACTTTAGATTATGGCAAATACATTTAGTACTGTAATAAATAACATTGATACTATTCTTGAGGGATATCATTTTACAGAGATGTATCCTGAAAGATATAGTTCTACACCTACGAAGTCATTTGCTACTAAAGCTGATGCAACCACTTATGCTCAAAGTCTGGTAAGTAAGTTCACTGACTATAAGACCAAGCTCCAAACTCAGGCTGATGTAATTAACAAGAAGCTGCAAACCCTGCTTGATAAAAAGAACTCAGCAAATACAGACACCACTAAAAAGTGGAATATGGTTAAGCTCTATGCAGGAGTTTGTACTGGTTCTTATTCTGACTTCATATACAACTCTGCTGGCGTTGTAAGGCATCTTGCAAATACTAATAGGGTTAACGATATAGTTTACTGGGGCACAGATAAGAATGTTGATAATGGGCTTTGGAAGGGCATTGTATGGTGGATATCTCCCTCATGGGGAACTCCTTGGACTCAGTATACTCAGTTGTTGATTTCTGACTCTGAGAAAACCACAGCCCAAAATGCTATAGCCTCAGGAGTTGAGCCAGGCACTACTACAACAACAGTAACTACTACAACCTCCTCAAGTCAAGGTACTACTCAGAGTTCTACAACAACTACAACAACTGACTGGTATCTCACTCCTTGGGACACCAATAATTATACATGGAGTTCTAAGGGAGTTCTTGATAGAGGTTGGCAGTGGTATACAGATAGCAGCAAAGGCCCCAATTATGCAATGCTTCAGCAGGCTAACTACAATGATACCATGATGAACTCAATGGCACCATTGACTACCTTGATGAATAAGTGGGTGGCATATTATAAGAACATCTGCCAGATAGCAACCCTAAGAGGAGCTAATGCAATAATAAAGCAATTTAAGGAAGTCATCATACCATCTGTTCCCAAGAAATACTATGACACAACATCTTGGGATAGAGAATATGACTTAGACCTTGAGACTCAGTATCTTGACCATGCAACCAATAATAGTGAAACCTATTATTCAGGTCAAGAAACCTGTGCTAAGTTTATGGCTGATTTCAAATATAATCAGATGCCTAAGGCTACACAGGCTACAATAACTGATACTACTACTGAGGATGCCTCATGGATTTGCTATTCTTGGTATAATTACAACAATAATACCACAATGTATTCTACTCCTGCATTGCTCGCTCAACAGAAATCAGCAAGTAGTAATACTGCAACCCCAGCAGATGACAGCTATCTAAAGAGTGCCAACATTGATACTCTTGCTGAGCTTCTTGAAAGGTATGATGGTTTAAGTGCATATACAGCAGTAACCCCTGACGGTCTTATTACATTTGAGCAGTATTTCTATGACAACCTCAATGCAGCTAAGGCAGGATGGAAAGCAAAAACAGGTATGACGCTTTCTCCTTATTGCTTGGGAACAAAGAAGAAGGATGGTACAGACAATACCACTGGTGTAGCTTCTAAGCCTGATGGTTCAGGGTTGAATGCTACTTCTGGCACACTTAACATGAGTTCAGACTCTTTAGCTAAATCCACTACAAGAAGGAATACAAGGTGGACTGGCCAAACTTCACAACCTTCAAGTGTTGTTACAAGTGGCTCTAATGCAGAAAGTGCAATCTATGCAGCCAACTTACAGTCAGCTCAATATACTTATGTAAATATACCTGACCCAGATTATGCACCAACAGCAGCATCTAATGGTAGTCCATGTACAGTTACCTATGGAAAGAATGCTACAACAAATCAGGCTACATACTTTGCTACTGGTTCAACAAATGCTGTCTATGGATTCTCGTCAATTGTAATTTTCAAGAGGTGGCATCAGACTGAGTGGTATCTTGTAGGGCCTAATACAGCTCCCTCAAATGCAGGAACTCAGAGCTACCAGTATGCAAGAATGTTCAGGCAGAATAAGGCTGACTTCTCAAGCTATTACAGATTGATTTCTCGCTTGTATAATGATGCTCAGACCATTCTTACTTGGGCTTTATCTAAGTATGACACTGATGGAAGTGTGGCTAAATTCATCAAGGAAAATAATTGCGATATCATTGATGAACCTTGGGGTATGACCTATGTATTCAATGACTACTACAATTGGTCAGATGATACTTGGACTGATAATTTCTTGCAGTATAGCTGTAGGTTCAATAAGGACTTATGTATATTCAAGTCTGATATTCTTAGTGGTTCTATTAAGGTTGGCGCAGATGAGTATTAATTTTAAAATGAAATATTATGGCTAATACATACGCAGCAGAAGTTAATACAATATACAGGAATCTTGAAAACTCAGTAGTGGCTAATGATGGCTCACACTTTTATTCAAGGCAGACTTCATTAGAACCCTCATGGTGTGAGACTAAGCTCATTAAATTCAACAACAGGCAGGATTTAGTTAACTTTATCACTGAGCAGAATTGGAGATACTTTACTTATTTCCAGCAGCTTGATAATGCCTACAATAAGGTTTTCAATCAGGCTATGGCTCTCAGGGAAAAACATAATGCCGCTGTTAGTGCTTTCAAGACCGCAAAGGCTGATACTACTTATTCTACGCAGACAACTATTGATGGTAATACAGTTGATAGCGCTGGTACAGATACAACTAAGACAGCTACAGATCTCCAGACTGCATATCTTGAGAAATTAATCAAGGCAGTCAGTGGTACATTTGGAACTTGGAAGTTTGCCTACAATGAGGCTAATCCTCTTTGGTGTTATGCTCCTCATGGACACTATGGTTGGTTTGATGATTGTAAGACCTACTACAACTGTTTAGCTTCTTCCTGGCTTAAATATGATGGCTTATATGATGGCTCAGTTTGTGGTATGAGATTTAGGATGAAGTTGCCTGACTATGTATTCCCTTCTTTATGGAATGATGGAACATTCACTTCTCAAGCTGGCTCTATGACAGATTATGAGAATCTATGGAAGGCTTATTACAATACTTTGATTAATGCAGCAGCCAATGTTCGCTCAGGAGCTTCTGTAACCAGTAAGTACCTCATAGACCAATGCAAGGCTATGTCAGTACCTAAAAAGTATTATGATATAAGAGATGGCTCAGGAGGTGCTAATGCTACTGTAGCAATTGTAACCAACAACCTGACTTCAGGAGATACTTATAGCTACTGGGTACCAGAATCATCTGCTGGAGCAGGATTCGTTAAAGCTCTCAAGAATATGGCTAAGGATATGATTGATTGGAAATACAACAGAGTTCCAACAATGATAGCTCCTTATGTAACTCAGGCTAATGCAGCTCTTGAATACCTCAAGAAAAAGGATAGCACAGGAGAATTTGAGGCATGGGTTAACTCAAGTGGATTTAAGATACATCAGAATCCTTATGGTGCTACACTGGTTTATAATGATTATACTGGTGGGCAACATCTTGAGAATAGCAAGTGGAATGACAAAACTAATAAGTATTATGCAGCTTATAGTCCTTGTCCTACTAACTTGACTTACTGGAATCCTTTTAACAGGGATTTGTATTGCGCAAAATCAGACCTTGATTCAGGAAGAATCAAAATAAATAAAGGTGATTACTAATACTTAAACTTTAGACTATGTACAACAATATATACCTGGGTGGCAGCCCTGATACTGCTGGTCTTTCAGTGGAATCTTTGGACTCACAAATTAGGCAGTTAAATGCTTATAGGGCAAGACTTCAGGAACTACAACAATCCTCTATACAAGCTCCTGAGGCTCAGAAGAAGTCATTGTGGACTTCATTAGACCAAGAGCTTGAAACCATGACAAGCGAACAGATGGCAAGGTTAAATTCCAATAGTGAATACCAAACTTCGTATAGTAATATACAGACCTTAGTCCAACAAGAGCTTATGAACTTAGTCAAGAATAAAATTGAGACTTCGGAGAATGGCAAGAAATTATTGGAGTCTCATTTAGCCTTAACTAAAGAACTCAAGACTCAGATAATGACAGATGCAAGAAAGGAGATGGAGTTGTTCCTGAAGTTTAAAGATTATGCTAAGAACAATCCTAATTCAACTTATGAAGATTTTTTAAAGAATAACGTATGATTACAACAGATGAAATTTCAATAAGAATGGAAAAGGGTGCAGGTTATCTTGTTGATACTCTGGCTAAAGATTTTCCAATTGTAAACCTTGCTAAACCTATGATTAGCAGAGTGGTGAAAAACAGCATGGGCAAAGTAACCAAGTATTGTGAATTACTTGCCGATGAAAAAGGAATGGTGGACTTTAATAGCCTGGTGGATGAAATTTTTGCCAATGCCATAAACTCTAAGCCTTTCACAATTCCAGCAGGAAGTTTGGGGGATATTGAGTTTGGCAGTGGCAGTATTAAAGTCCCTATTCCATTCACCCAAAAGGTCGCAAGTTTTGGAACTGAGGAAATTAATGCAGTTAAACGAATACTTAAAAATCTATAAGTATGTGTGATTTAATAACAGCACTAAAAGACCACAACCTCTATGACCCAGTAAAGGAGCTTGTGGAAGATATAATGACAAATGGTAAAAGTACAAGAGCAAAACAAAATCAAGGAATAACGGATGAACAAGAAGCCAGAAATATCGTTAGAGGTATGTGGCATAGAACAAGAGGAACAAGGTACACTGGGGAAATCTACAGTATGGATTGCGCAAAAGAAGTATATATAAAATATGGATTGGCTACTAATACAGCAACCATTCCTGAAGTTTATATAGCAATCAATGCACAGTGCCATGATTATTGCAATATGTTCTTCGATTGGTTTAAAGCTAATTCATATGAAGATATTAAAAAGTATGTAATCGAATCTGCTGTTTCCTTCTGGTTCAGGGATGAAGATTACTTGCATAGTTCAAAAGTGTATAGGTATTTTAAAGGGTGATTGGTTGGGGGAGCAAGGGATTGTTCCCCCTTTCTTTTACAAGTGGTTTACTTTATTGTATATAAATACAGGATTTATGCAGTTGTCTAAGTGAACCTTTTAAGTTATCTTTGCACTTGCAAATATTAAAAACTGAGTATATGGATGAACTAACAGTAGACAACATTCTTACAGACATGGATATTGAAAACCTGTTTGTAGATAAACAGGCTGAACCACCTGAGGAGAAACAGGATGAGCCTAATGAAAAACAAGAACCCAAGGAAGAAGAAGTAAATGTTGACACCTTGTTTGATGGTGGCAACACTGTTGAAGAACCTAAGAACGATAAAGAAATTAAAACCCCCGATTCTACAAGTTCAAACAACAACAGCATTTTCTCTTCCATTACTCAGGCTCTTGTAGATGAGGGGGTTTTCTCTGAACTCAATGAGGAAGTAATTAAAGGGACTAATTCGGCAGAGGCTTTTAAGAAGCTGATTGAAGATAAGATTCAAGAAGGGCTTGATGAAACACAGAAAAGAATTAATAAAGCTTTGGGTGTTGGTGTAGAGCCTGATGATATTACTAACTACGAGAATACACTATACCAGCTTAACAATATCACCGAGGAGCTTATCTCAAAAGAAGATGAGCAGGGTGAGAACCTCAGAAAGCAATTAATCTATCAGGACTACATTAACCGAGGATTCTCTCAGGAGAAAGCCCAGAAAGAGGTTAAGAAATCTCTTAATGCAGGAACTGATATAGAAGATGCTAAAGAGGCTTTGGAAAGCAATAAAGACTTCTTTAAGACTCAGTATGACAAATTGATTGAGGATGCTGAGAAGCAGAAGAATGAGAAGCAAAAAGAGATTGACGACTCTGTTGCCAAGCTTAAAAAATCAATCCTTGAAGATAAGGAATTATTTGGTGATTATGAAATTGACAAAAACACTCGTCAAAGGATAGTGGACAATATTTCCAAACCCACTTACAGAGACCCTAAGACAGGGAGAAGCTATACAGCTCTACAGAGGTATGAGCTTGAGAACAAGGTTGACTTTGTGAAAAACCTTGGAATTATTTTTACGCTGACTGATGGTTTCAAAAACCTTGATGGATTTACTAAGGGTAAAGTAAGAAAGGAAGTTAAGAAGGGTTTGGCTGAATTGGAAAACACTCTTAATAATACTAACAGAAATTCAGATGGCACTTTGAACTTTGCTAATGGAGGAGACCCTAACTCTTTCCTGAGTAAAGGGTGGAAGTTTGATTTCTAAAACTTATTTTAACCTTATAAATTAATTATTTATGGCAGGACAGCTAAGAAAGTACCAAATGCTTGGCTTTCAGCACTGGAAGGGTCTAACTAAGGCTAACCACCTTGGTTCTATCTTTAGGCAAGCTCCCCAGAAGGCAACCAATGTCATGGTTAATCTTCTGGCTTGGAATAAAGGTAAGACTTTGGATACCTTCCTTTCGCAGTTTGCTACTAAGCAGTTTGATGATGATTCAGAAATCTACTGGGAAGTTACAGGTTCAAATAGACGCAATATTCCCTTGGTAGAAGCAAGAGATGAAGAAGGTAATGTAGTTACAGAAACAGCAGGTATGATTGGCGCAGGAACAGCTCCTTTCTATCTTGTATTTGATGAAGATTGGTTTGCTGATGGTGAAGTAATCGTAGGTAATCTCAATGAGGTTTATCCTATGAGAATCCTTGGCAATGCTCGCATGGAGGGAACCCATGCTTGTTACAAGGTGGAACTTATGGGTGGTAATACTGATGGTATTCCCGCTGAACGCCTACAAGCAGGTGAGAAATTCAGCTATGAATATGCTCCCATAGAGCGCAGCCTCTCAAGGAAAGTTGGTGATGTAAGATTTAGTTCTCCTATTGCAATGAGGAATGAGTGGTCTTACATTCGTATTCAGCATAAAGTTCCTGGTGATATGCTCAACAAGAAGTTGGCAGTAGGTCTTCCTATTATGTCAGAAACTACTTCTGGTGTTAAGCAGACTTCTGTAGCTAATACTTGGATGCACTACGCAGACTGGGAAGTTGAAAATACATTCTCTGAATACAAGAATAACATCCTTGCTTTTGGTCGTTCAAACAGAAATAAGAATGGCGAATATATGAACATTGGTAAATCTGGTGAAGAAATCCGCATGGGTGCTGGTCTCTTTGAGCAGATGGAAGTTTCAAATGTTCATTACTATAATAAGTTCTCAATTAAGCTTATTGAACGCGCTCTCCTTGAGCTTTCAATCTCTAAGCTTTCTATGGGTGACAGATACTTCCTTTTGAAGACTGGTGAGCGAGGTGAATTAGCTGCTTGATATTCAAGCATTGCGCCTCACCTATAAGAAATTATAGGAACAAATAATCGGGCAAAATCGGTGAAGTCCTTCAAAATTAATTTGGATAATACCGAGATAATTAGTAACTTTAAGAAGTTATTAACATTGTAACGAGTAGAGATTGAATTTTATGGATAAAGGAATTATTTACAAAATAACAAATCATGAAACAGGTATGGTTTACATAGGTAAAACAATACAAAATCTTCAAGAAAGAATAAGGAGTCATTTTTCAAAATGGAGCACCTGTACTAAATTGAAGAATGCCATAGAGGAATATGGTGAAGAATGTTTCAGTGTTGATGTTTTAGAAAAGGATATCCCTTATCCCAATCTTGATGCAAGAGAAGTTTATTATATCTCTTTATATGATTCTGTATCAAATGGATACAACACAAAAGAAGGCAATAAGAAGAAAACTAACAATAGAGATTTTCATAGAATAAGCCAAGTTGTTAGAAATAGAGTTTCCGAAGATTACCTAAATGGCATTAGTCCTTTGAATATAGCAGAACATTTTAAGATAAGTCTTACAGTGGTATACAATATTTTAGCTGAAGATGGCATAAAGAAAAGATATAATAAAGGTGGATTTAATAGCAAAGCTAAAATAAAAATAGATGAATTAATTAGGCTCAAAGCTGATGGGTACTCTATTTCTATGTTAGCAAAGCATTTCAATGTAGACAAATCAAGCATCAAGAGGATGGTCGCAAGACATAAAGATATAATATCTCCAAGAGTGTCCGACATCTTAGCAGGTAAAGCTGAAGATGAAAATGTACTCTGAACTTACAAGATGACAAATTGTAAGAACCTAAGGATAAAGAGCCTTAGGGATAACATATTTTGGCAATCCAGTTCCATAAAGCTGTTATGCAGGAAGTAAATGGTTGGACTCAGTTCACTCTTAATGGTGATGCCCTCAAGGTTGTATCACGCACTTCTTCTGAACTTAGTCCTAATGCTCTTACAGCAGGATTCCAGTTTGTTGAATATATGGCACCTAATGGTGTTCGAGTAAAAGTTGAGGTCGACCCATATTACGATGACCCAATAAGAAATAAAATTCAACATCCTGATGGAGGCCCTGCATTCTCATACAGATATGATATTATGGACATTGGTACAATGGACCAACCGAATATCTTCAAGTGTGAGGTTAAGGGTAAGAGTGAATACCGAGGCTACCAATGGGGGTTGAGAAATCCATTCACTGGTGCTATGGACAATGACCAAATGTCATTTGATGAAGATTCTGCTGTATTCCACAGAATGGCAACACTCGGTATTTGTGTACTTGACCCAACAAGAACAATGTCTATTATTCCTTCTATTCTCCAGGGATAATAATTCAAATAAGGGGGAGTAGGAAACTCCTACTTCCCTTTTTTTATTTTAATCATTTTAAAAGCCTAAACATGGAAGATATTAATATTGATGCTATTGATGACTCTCCTGTAGTTACTACTGCAACTGAGATTCCAAAGCAGAAAAAGAAAAAGGTTGAACAAACTTTCCAACCTACTCAGGAATACAGAACTCCTATCAACTGCCTGAGAAACAAGAAAGTTAAAGTTCGCCACATTAACAAACAAACAGGATTGGTTTCTAATCCCAAGCATGTGCTATATGGAGGTATGGCAGAGAATGCAGTCAGAGTATTCACTGTACCTATGTCACCCTCAGGCAGGTATGTCAGCATTATGACAGATGAAGAAAGAGAGTGTATTGAATCAGCTCTTAATCTTCCTTTCAATGCTCTCAACCCCTATGCCATTGAAAACAACTTCTGGGATGATGATAGGGATGGCAATATTAATCAGGTGAGACTTACCAAGCAAGATGTTATTCTTGACCTCTCAAAGCCTGAGGATTTCATTAAGTATAAAATCCTACTTGCCAATACAAACCTCATAGCTCCCTCTCTAACAGCTTTACATGATATGCCTAAAGCCAGCTATCAGTTTGTGATTGTTGATGCAGATGAGGAAACTAATATTGCTAAAAACAATATGTCATCCACTATGCAAGCATACATGGAGTTTGGTAAAATCAATACAGATGTTGACAAACTTCGCTTTATCATTGAAACTATGGATGGCAGACCTACATCAGCTAATAACAAACTTGAGTTCTTGCAGACTAAGGTTAACGAGCTTATTCAGGCTAATAGTAAGACCTTTGTATCTGTTATCACTGATAAATACTTTGACTTCAAGTTGCTCCTGAAGAAAGCTGTGGAGGAAAATATTGTATCAAACAGAAGTGGTTACTACTATCTTAGGGCTGACAACTCAGCATTGTGCGAGAGGAATGAAGAACCTACTATGACTATTGCAGCTAAGTATTTGGCTAATCCAGTACACCAGGATGTCCTGTTTGCTATTCAAGCTAAACTTCAAAAATAATAAAATATGAATCTCCAGGAATTTAGTAATGAATTTGATGTACTGTATAATAACATTACCTCAAACCAAGCTCCTGGGTTAAATGAGTACGAGAAATCAGTATTCTTAACCAAGGCTCAGTATCAAATTATCAAACACTATGCTAATCCAAGGTCTAACAAGGTTCAGCAGGGTTTAGATGAGAGTCCAAAGAGACAGATTGATTTCTCTACTCTCTATAAAACTGCATTAGGCGCAAGGAATACAAACCCTGTAAGACTATCTTTTGACACAAGAAGTCAGGCTTATATGATTCCTGAGGATGTATTTATCATTGTCAATGAGCAATGCCAGGGCAAAAAGATATATACAGTTCTACCTATTACTTCCGAGCAGTATGACACTCTGATGCAAAAGCCTTATCCTTATCCTCCTAAGAATATAGTATGGAGATTGCTTACAGAGCAACTTGATTTTGCTCCTCTTGTAGAGCTTATTGGCGGAGAGGAAAATATGTATTATAAAATCAGGTACATCAAAAGACCTCAGCCTATTATCCTTGAGGACTTGGAAGAAGATTACAGCATTGATGGCCAATCGGAAAAATCAGAATGTGAACTCCCAGAGGAAATCCATAATGAGGTTTTACAAAGGGCAGTGGAGTTAGCTTCACTTGCTTATAAGGGAGATTTGCAAGCTCAGTTGGCAGCAGGTTCAGTAAGCCAAACTGACATAGGTGTATTATCTCAAGGTAGTTAATTATGACAGTTAATGAAATCAGTAATGAGTTTGATGTATTAGCTCAGTCAGCAGCATCATCTCCAGCTAACTGGGGTTACTTCAATGAATATGAGAAGTCAGTATTCCTTACAAAGGCTCAGGAGCAGATTGTGATTGCAGCCTATACTGGAAACCTCAATGGAACTCCTTATGAGGGCAGCGAGGAATTAAGGCAATACCTCAGGGCTATTACAGTAGAGGAAACTTTAAGCCTAAAGGATGAAGATGATACAGTGGTTGCATCTTATCCTGATGACCTAATGTTTGTAGTTGAGGAAGATGCTATGGTGGATGGTAAAAGAGCCATAGTAGTTCCTATTAAACAAGACCACCTGTTCAAGATACTGAATAATCCATTTAGAGGCCCAAATTCGCGAAGATTAATAAAAGAGGATATAGATAACCAAATTGTATTACATTACAGCAGAAAGCCTGAGAAATACAATATCAAGTATATCCGTAGGCCTCAACCTATTGTTCTACAAAATATAGGAGATTTGGAAATTGAGGGTGTGTCAACAGTTTCAGAATGTGAATTAAATGAAATACTGCAAAGGAAAATAATAGACCTTGCAGTACGTCTGGCTCTCCAAAGTAAGGGAGTTGGACAATAATATTAACTTAACCTATTATAAATTATGGCTTGTTTTTCAGTCAACCAAAATCGCCAGCTTTATGTAGTGGATAAAGTGGCAGCTAAAGCAGTAACTAACGCAGATGCAGTAGGCTCTTGCTCAGCCCACAAAACTTTGGAGAATGAGATATTCTTCAAGTATGTAGGTAAGGGTGGTCTTATTAGGACTGACCTTGTTCCCAAGAACCATATTATCTCAGCAGTAAGCTCAGCTCCTAAGAACTATCATACTAAGGGTTTCAAGGTGCAGCTCAAAGATGATGTAAATAGTGGTAAACCTATCAGTGGTCAGGATTACCTATTGCGTATTGCAATCCATAACTTTGTTGGATTCTCTGATGAAGATGAGTACATCAAATGGGGTGTAGTTCATGCTCACTCTAATATGGATGCTTCTGACTTCTATGTGGAGATGGCTTACTCACTCCTTAGAGACCTCTCTCATGAAGTAATCCCGATGTTCAAGATTCACCTTACTTCTGGTGAGGCTTACACTGAGGTAACTCTTGACACCAAGAAATCAGCTCTTACAGGAGATTATGATGGTATTGCTATCTATGAAGTAGAGCAACCTTGGGAACTTGGTACTCGTCAAGTAACTCATGTTAAGTTTGATGTATATGGTGACAGAGTGCTCTTTGATGGTTGTGAGCACAACTGGGCTATTGTTCTAAAGGACAGTGGTGCAGCAGAAGAACTCCCCAATGGTAAAGAGATGGCAGACCTTGAATATTTCTGCATGGGTGAAAGAGGAGACCAATACCGCCAGGTTAATTGGCCCTATACTATGAAAACAGAATATCTCGTAGACCCCAATAAGTCTTATTACTCTGTAGATATTCACTATGCTTTCGTTGATGAAGGTGTATCAGTACAGAAGTCTGAGAAGACTATGACTTTCTTGACTACTACTAAGTCAGTAGCTGATGCTATCCTCGCAGAATTTAAGAAAGCCTAAAAATTAAGGGTGGGATTTTCCTGCCCTTTTTTTATTATAAAGAATTAGATTAGCCTATTGTATAAGTGATTAATTAATAATAACTTTGCAATAGGCTTTTAATTTATATAACTATGACTTATAGAGAATTAATATACATCATCCTTGACCAAATAAAGGCCACAAGTGATGATAGTGCAATAACTGAAGACCATGCTTTATTCCTTGCAAATAAAGTAAGAGCATTAATATTAAAGCAGCGTTATTCAGATGTAAAGCGGCAAATGCCCCTAAGTAATTACCAGACTATCAATGTTCCATTGGAGTTTGTTTCCCAACATAAAGGAGAATACTTATCTGAGGGTACAGTTGAAATTCCAACAATAATGACAATTGGTAGAGTATATGTAGGTAAGGGATTGAATACATCAATAACATTGGTGCCATTTGAAAGATTCCAATATACAGCTTCTAACAGGTTTGTCAAGTATTTAAAATACGCCACCATAGACCCTAAGCATAGATTCTACCTAAAGAGTTATACCGGTATAGCCAATATGGATTCAGTTGAAATTTCAGCTATATTCGAGAATCCTAATGAGGCCTCAGCTTTAGATGGTAGCAATCAAGACCTCTGGGATAAGGAATATCCCCTTGAAGAATCACTGGTCTCTACTGTTATGGAGTTGGTAGTCAAATACTTAGGCGGAGCAATCTATCAGCCGGAAGACCCAACTAATAATGCTGATGATGACTTATCTGACATCCAGTCTTTCATTAGGCAGAATATGAAGGATAAATATTTAAAAGATACAAGCTCTGAATAATGGAAGAATTTAGAAGAAGAATACTAAAGCTAAATGAGAATAGAGACCATAAGATTAAAAATTCTATTGGAACTTATGATTTCTATAAGCAAATAAGGAAAGAGGGGTATCCAGGAATAGGGCAAAGGATTACCGAACATCAATTCTATAGGATTACCAGAACCCTAAATCAATATTTGGCTGACAAATTATCCAGTGGAAATCCAGTAAGATTACCTCAAGGACTTGGGCTAATAGAGATTAGGAAGAAGCCAGCAGTAGTTAAATATAAGGATGGAAAGCTGATTAATAATCTATCAGTTGACTGGGATACAACTTTAAAGTTGTGGGCTGAAAATCCTGGGTGCATGGAGAAAAAGACTCTTGTTAAATTTAATACTCAAGAATTTTTCCTTATAAACTACAATAAGTTTAGGTGCAAGTTTAACAATGTTTCTTTCTACAGGTTTCAGCCAAACAGAGATATTAAGTTGAATATCAAGAGATTAGTAAAGAAAGGTTTAATAGATACATTCCCTTTTTATGAATAATTCATTTGTATCAATAAAGGTGGTTCTTGATAATATCCTCGACCACCCATTACTTCAAGATGTAACTCTTGAAAGAGCTGTAGTTTATGCAGCAGAGTTTATCAGGCTTCTTGGTGTCCCTGATTGTTATGAGGATAAAATTGACACAATAGAGGTAAAAGACCACATAGGATATCTTCCTGAAGATACTGTTGACATTATTCAGGTAAGAGATGCCAAAACTCAAAGAATGTATAATTATACAACTTCAAGTTTTCATGGTAGAGATTCAGGTGATGATTTCACCTATAAGAGACAAGGTAATGTTATAGTATTATCCACCAAGGAAACTGAGATTGAAGTTGCCTATACTTCTATGGTTCTCGATGAATTTGGCTTTCCTATGATTCCTGATGCACCATCAGTAACCAGAGCTTTGGAGTTATACATAAAGAATAAGAGGTTTACAATACTGTTTGACCAAGGAAAAATCAATGGACAAGTGTTAGCCAATAATCAATCTGAATATGGTTTTGCAGTCCAACAAGCAAGAAATCACCTGCTCAATCCTACTGTTGATGAATGGGAGTCTATAAGTAATAATATGAACTCTATGCTTCCAAGGACTCGTGCTCATGCTACTGGTTACAGGTATTTAAGTAATAAAGAAGTAATTAAAATTCATTAGGATGTTCGGACAAGAAGCTCACGTATTCCAAGGATTAAAGAGAGATGTCTCTCCTATAAGACAGGAGGCTTCTTTTCTTTGGGATGCAGAAAATATCAGGGTTACAGATAGAGGAGATGGAACAGCCACCTCTATAACTTCTGAGAAAGGAAATACAAAGATTGACTTACAGGTTGGAGATAAGCTATTAGGTCATTGCCTGGTAGGAGAATACCTTGTACTCTTTGTGAAAAATACTAATGATGAAATCATAAGAATTGACAGTAAGGGAAATCAAGTAACCCTATATTCTGGAGATTTGAATTTTCATGAGGACTATCCTATTGAAACCTTAGGAGTTCATGAAGCTGAGTTAGTTCAAAAGGTTTACTGGGTGGATGGTAGAAACCAGCCAAGGGTCATCAATATCACCAAGAGAGAACTCACTGGGAATGATGATTGTTACTCTGGTACAGCTCCTTTTGATTTTGTTTCAACATTAGAACTCGATGAAATAATTGATGTAGAAAGATTACCATTAGGCGGAACTTTTGCTCCTGGCATAATCCAGTATGCCTTTACATATTACAATAAGTATGGACAGGAATCCAACATCTTCTATATTACTCCACAGATTTATATCTCTGATTCTGAGAGAGGTTCTAAGCCAGAAGAAGTATGTGCCAATAGTTTTAATATAACTATGACTGGATTGGATAATTTTGATTTTATCAGGATATATGCAATCCATAGAAGCTCATTAGGAGCAGAACCTACTGTAAGATTAGTGACAGACTTATCTATTGATACTGAAGTATCATATATTGATAATGGTGTTACAGGTGAATCTGTTGACCCTACTCAGCTTTTGTATATGGGTGGAGAACAGATTATAGCCTCTACTATGGCAGCTAAGGATGGCACTCTATTCCTCGGAAATATAGAAACTATCAGGCGTTCAATTCCTGAGGATATAAAGGCTCAACTTCTTGAAGATAGTGAATCCCACCTCTCAACTACATTTGAGTCCATAGAGCTTCCTAAGACTTCAATAGGAACATATTATAGCTACTATCACCAGTTGACCAACCAGAAAATCAGCTACTTCAAAGCAGGAGAACATTATAGATTAGGACTTCAATTCCAGCATGAGAGTGGACAGTGGTCAGAGCCAGTGGTTATACATAAAGATTATACTATTCCCACAACAGCTTTCCTTGATTATTCTGATGAGGAAGATGAAGAAGATGGTGGCAATGTTGATTTATCTGGAAATCATAAACCCAAATCTGGTAGCACTTCTTATTCCTCGGTTTCTGTTTTACCTAATAGGCCCAGCATAGATGGAAATATTCTTACTATTCCGAGGCTTCAATACAAAAGGCACATAAAAGCTGAAATAGGACAGAGACTTAGGAAGTTAGGATATAAGAAAGTTAGAACTGTTGTAGTATTTCCTACTAATGAAAGAAAGATTGTAGCTCAGGGTATTTTATGCCCTACGGTGTTTAATTATAAGGACAGAAAAGACGATAATATTTATGCTCAATCTTCATGGATATTCAGGCCAAGCTATCCTGAGATTGAATATGAAAATGAGTTAGACAAAAGCTCATTAGGTGAAGCTGCCGCAGAATTCAGGCATTTCCATGCTCTACCAAGAAACTGGTATAGGAATGCAGAAATCCAATGTAATGATGCTATTGCGGACTATATTAATTATAAAGATAATATAACCTATAACACAATAGAAGGAAAAACTGGTGAAGATGAATTTCTTATTGACCAGAATATTGTGACTTTCCATTCTCCTGATATCCAGTTTAACACTGAGTTCGCAGCAGGAAGCAGAGATGGGTTAAAACTCAGGATTGTGGGTTCTGTACCTTTTAGCTCATCAATAAGCGATATATCTATATCCACAAGCACCCCTGCATACAACAGTGAAGCTCTTGGAGTTATAGAAAAACAATATGGAGTTAATACAGCAGTATATCCATCAAGAAATGCTTGCAGGATTATATCAGGTTCTTACTTCAGAGATGCACTCATAAAGAAGGGTAGTAATAGCAAGCCTGAGCAGCCTAACAATTACACCAACAATAATTACCTTACCTATATGTGGCACAGGACTGGCTCTCTTAATTCTGACTATAACAGAGGAGATGAGAATGGCTCAAGGTCAGCAGTTCTGAAACACAAGGTAATATCTAATTTGTTGTTTTCATCTGATACAGAATGGATTAACAATTTCTTTGAATATAATATTTCTACTCCACAATACTGGGGAGATACAACTTCATCTGTGAAAATTGATGGAAAATTCTACTCTGCAAATGTTGATACAATGATTGCAAGGGAGAGCAGTTATCAGATTAGATTCCTTGATGAAAGTAAGGCTTCTGCTATGGGTAATAAGTATTATTCATACAAGAATGATAGTGATTACACAAACTTCACAAGCAATGAACCTATAAGGATGAAGTATCAATCTTGCCCTCATTCAGTATTCAGGCTTGAAAGCACAGAGTCAGGAGTAGTAAATATCCTTCCAAGGTACTCAAATACTCCACAAAGCGAAGTAACATCTTATGTAAGCAACTGGAATGATGATGCCACTCAATTCTATTTCTGTGGAGATACAATTATAGGATTATATCAACCAGGCAATGATTCCACCAAATTAAGCTCTAAGCATAAAGGCTTAGAATTTGATGATGAGTTAGGAATTGTATATATCTATGAGTTCTCCTCTTATTCCTCAGACCGAACAACAGCAGGAGATGAAGGAGTTATTGCTAAGAAAAGCGAACAGAATGGATATTATGGCAGCAGTTTAATAGGTACTACTATAAAATACAATAAGCTGCTTACTGATGGTGGCGGCATAGCTTACATAAGACTAACTGGTAAAGGGCCTAATAATGATGGGTTTACCTATGATGTAGTTACTAATGAGTATACCAGTGCAAGTGGAATAGCTAAAACATTTTTCCAAGATAGTCTTCGTGATGCAATGCAATACCCATACTTATGGATAGGCGAACTTTACAGAGATGATGTAAACACAAGTTTTGGTGGAGATTCAGAGTCAGCAATGATTTATAATAACATCTGGATTCCAGCATCAGACTCAACTATAATTGGTACATATGGATTCACAGTTCCTTTTGAGTATGGAGATACTTACTACCAGAGATATGACTGTATGAAAACTTACCCATCATCTTCCGAGGATACTAATTCATTAGTTGAGATAGGTAGCTTCATGTGTGAAACCAGAATCAATCTTGATGGTAGGTGTGATATTAATAGAGGAGCTAATTCAAATATTGACATGTCACCTACCAACTTCAATATAATGAATGATGTTTATTCTCAGCAGGATAATTTCTTCACTTACAGGATGATGGATTCTGACTATTATAAGCAGGTTAAATATCCTAATCAGGTTGTATTTACTAAGGAAAAAGCTAATGCCTCAGAGGTTGATACATGGACAAATTTGACCCTCACAAGCTCTTTAGACCTTGATGGTAGTAAAGGTACCCTTACATCATTAAATACCTGTGTAGACTCTCTAATAGCCTTACAGGAGAAAGCTGTGAGCCTTATTAACTTTAACTCAAGGGTTCAGATTCCAACAGCAGATAATGTGCCTATTGAGATTTCCAACAACTACAAGGTTGATGGTTATAGATTCATTAGTGACCAAGTAGGATGTCAGAATAAATTGTCAGTATGCAAAACTCCTATGGGTATTTACTTTATTGATAATATCAACAAGGGTATTTATAGATTCAATTCTGAGGGCCTCTCAGAGCTTTCTACTACTTCTGGGGTGAACTTCTGGGTTAGAGAAAATGAGGCTGTTAAAACGTACTATGATAGCATTTATAAGGATATATACTTTACAGTTGATTCTTATGACACCTGTCAGACATTAGGATATTCTGAGCTTACTGGTACATTTGTATCTAAGTATTCTTATGATGGAGTAGATGCAATGTTTAATTTCAATGATAAATTCTACAGTTATTATAAGGGTAACATTTGGGAGATGTTCACTAAGAATGATACTAATATATTTGGTGAACTCAGGAATAATAAGTTGACTTTTGTGGCTAATGAGAATCCGCTTTATACTAAGATTTTTGATACTATCGAACTTAAAACAGATATCTTTGGAGAATCAGGAGTAACTCATGCTAAGCCATTCTCTGAGATTTGGGCCAAGAATGAGTATCAAGAAAGTGCTATTGGTTCAGATTTCAAGTATAAATTCAGGATTTGGAGAGGATTAATACCACGTGCTCCTAAGATGCAGAGGATAAGAAATCCCTGGACTTTCATAACTCTTAACAGGAAAGATGAAGGTAGGCTTGTTCTACATGATTTAAGTGTGAAATACACATACTAAGATAAAGGCATAGGGGTTTCCTTATGCCTTTGTTATTTTCGTAGTTAGTGGTTTGTTCAGGTGAAATAAAATATTTAATTTTGTATCAAAATAATATTATTATGAATATATTTCAAACTGGTTTTAATGACCTAAAAAATAATTTAAAGACTGGATGGGGAGATTTCAAGCAAGGAAAATCTTCTCCTGTATTCAGTGGCTTAGGTTCTGCCGTAGGGAATATAGCAGGTAGTGCAATAAGTGGAGGCAAAACTTTTGCTGGAAGCGGTGTATTTGATGCTGTATCTCAAATAGGTTCTATGCTTCCTGGCCCTATGGGGATGGCAGTTGGAGCAGGAGCTAAGATTCTTGGTGGAGTAGCCAATGCTGCTTTTGGTTCTAAGTACAATGATGCTAAAATAGCTGAGATAGAGGATAATATCGCAGCTCTAAATAACTTTCAGTCAAATGCAAGCAGCTTTGATGAAATGACTTCTAATTGGCTTAATGCAACACAAGGAATGGGATTCACTAAGAGTGATGTAGGTTCTGATGGTTGGCTTGCTAATGGAGTTAAGAAGAAGTTTAATTCACTCTCAGACCAACAAGCTAAAGGTGTTGCATGGGTGAACAATTCTTTATTTAATAACCTTGGAAATATTAAAGATTCCTATATGTCAGGATTAAGACAAAACTCCTATGAATATGGCGGTATTGTAGGTACTAATGGTGGCCTATTCAGCAATGGGCTTATATTCATAGATGAAGGTGGTACTCACGCTGAAAACCCTCTTGGTGGTGTTCCTGTTGGAATGGGTGCTAATGGTAAACCTAATCTATTTGAGGAGGGTGAAGCTATTCTCGATGGTCAATATTCATTCAGTAAGACAGGTTTATTCCTGAATCCTAAGGATGCTAAAACTTTAGGTCTTAGCGGTAGAATGTCTTTTGCTGATGCAGCTAAGAAGCTCGGCAAAGAATCAGAGGAAAGACCTAATGACCCTATATCAATGGAGTCATTCAGAGATGCACTTGGTAAACTTGCTGGTTTTCAAGAGCAAGAAAGAGCTAAGAAAGAAGCAAAGCAAGGTAGGCAAGTTCAAGATGCTAATATGTTTGACGATGCAGGTGTTGTAGGTGGCCTCAAAAATGTAACAACACCACTTGGATATACAGATTATCTTAATTCAAGGATGCAGTCAATAGCTATGGGTAAGCCTATACCTGGATTTGAGCAGCCACAATATGAGGATTTACCTATCAATGGCCTTATTGATTATCTATCTGAAATTCCAAGTACAGCAAGTGAAGCATACCCAGAGTGGACTACTCCAGTAAGAGGTGGTGGAACTTTTGTTCCTAAGAGTCCAATGTTTAAAATGGTGAATGGTATGCCAATGTTTAAAACTGGAGCAGATTTTGATGATTATAAAATTCCATCATTATTACAACCTATTGAGGCTCCTGAAGAGAAATCTAAAAAAGATAATGAATGGTTTGACCAAAAAGACGTGTACGACAAACTTGTTGCAGAATTTGGGGAAGTGCAAGGCGGAAGGTATTTCCATAATTATATGATGTCATTATACAAAGAGGCAACTGACTCAGCAAAAGCTGACTCAATAAGGGCAGCCAACCCACTATTAACAAAGGAACAACTTGACTCATTGACTAATCATGTAAATCGTCAGTACTATGAGGCTATAGCGAGAGCTGACCAACGCATTAGGGAACATGATTCAAGAGACACAACCTCTACACAGTCAAATACAGTTATTCGAGATACCGTTAGAACCTCTACACAGCCAGCTGTAGTAACAGATACAGCTAGAAGGCAAAATAAACCAGCTGTAACAACTGATAGTGTCAGGACTACAAATACGCCAACTGCAACAACAGATAGTGCTACAAGGCAAAGAGGTCAAACAGTTTCAACTGACACAGTTAGGAGGCAAAGCAATCCAACAGTTTCAACTCAGAATGTAGCTGATACTACAACTACTACAGGTAGGCCAAAAGTTCAAACATCTACTGGTGCTGATTCCACAACAACTGTTTCTCAGCCTAATGTTCAAACAAGAACTAATAACACAGCCTCGGCTACTACAACTGGAACTACTGGTACAACAAGTAATTCAACATCTACTACATCGAGAACTAATAAGGCTACTTCAACAAGCACAAGCAATATTGGTCAGCCAGGCGACACTGATGCTCAGGCAGCAGCTAATATTGCAGAGTGGAACAAGGAGAATGCAGAGAAGAAAGCAGCGAGAAACAATGCCTCAAGAGCACAAGCTAAAGCTGGCAATACTGCAACAACTAATAGAACTGTTATTTCAGAGCCTGATGAAGCTGAAGTTCAGAAAGCTGTAGCAACACAAACTCCTATTGTTTCTGTCCCTACAACTGAGTCTATAACATCAGGAGAGGGAACTAAAGAAGATAATAGCTGGTTCAGTGCAGACAACCTTATGAATATGGGTGTAGTTGGTTCTGGATTACAGGCTTTAACTGATACACTTGGATTAACCAATAAAGCTGATTATAGTGATGCTGACAGGCTTATTAATGCTGCAAGGGGTTATACTCCATCTCAGGTTAGTTTCACGCCTATAACTCAAAGAATGAATCCGAGTTTTGTAGATACAAGAGGTATTGCTAACTCACTTATCAATACTGGTAATGCAGGAGTAAGGGCCTTGAGGAACTCAGGATTAAGTAGAGGTCAATTAGCAGGTTCATTATTGTCAAGCAATTTCAATCTGACTAATTCTCTTGGTAAAGCGTATATGGATGGTATGCAGCAACAAAGGGCTTTAGATGGTACTATTTTGAATTTTAATAGGGAAACTGATAAGTTTAATAGTGAAGGCGCTTATAGGGCTAATGCAGCTAATGCAGCCGCAAGACAGGCAGCATTTGGACAATATATGAGTGGTTTATCTTCAGCATTAGGAATGAGGACAGCAGAAAGAAATGCAATAGACACAGCTAAATCAGCCAACCTCTCAGGCTTCTTGAATAATCTACAGAATTTAGGTTTATCCAAATATAGGATTGACAAAGCTGACTCTAATCAGGCCTTACTGTATGGCTCTAATGGTTATAAAGGTTTCAATGGTAAAGACGAAATAAATGGATAACTATGGCAAGAACGCTAAGTGTAGTATATAATCCTCTATCCTTTGAGGAAGTTAATCAGCCGCTGATGATGCAGACTCAAGCTCATTATGATATGCTTGATAAGTATGCAGCTCAGATGGAGAAAGGAATCCAGCTTGCCAAACTTGGCTATAATCCTGAGGATGCAGAGTATGCTGCTGTGTATCAGGGTTATATTGATGGAATGAAAAATAGTATAGACTTATTAAATAAAAATGGATTAAGCCCAAATATAATCAATGGGTTAATGAATGCAAAAAGGTCTTATGCAACTGAAATAGCTCCAATGGAACAGGCTTTCGCAGAAAGAGAAAGACAGGCTAAATTACAGCAAGAATTAAGGCTTAAAGACCCAACATTATTCTTTGAGAATGACGCAGGTAGCACAGCTCTAAAGAATTATATGACTGGTAATTTTGACGCATTAAAGAATAATTATTCAGGCAATGCGCTCAAAGCAACTGTTGCTGAGGCTATGACAAATCTTAAAAAGGGACTTGAATCTATGTCTGTTGATGGGAATCTGGATGAGTTTAATAAGCTTGTTGTTTCAAGGTCTGGATATACCCCGGAAGAAGTTCTTGCAGCTATGAATGGAGATACCTCTGTTGATTCAACAAGGATAATGAACTCAATTATTGATTCCACAATTGAAGCTTCTGGTATGACCGGGTGGTCAAATTATGATGATATTAAAGATAGAGCCAGAGCTAAAGCCGCTGAGGGATTGTATTATGGTGTTGGCGACACTAAGTACAACACAATTGCAAATGAACGAGCTAAAGCTGCTCTTACTTGGCAATACAAGCAAGAAGAAATGGCTCTTAGTCATGAGTACAGCCTTGCTGCTAAACAAGCTGAATATGACCTCAAGAGGTATAATGATATGGTTGAAAAGGGAATTGAGAATGGAACTCTGACCATGGATAAGAATGGCAATATTATTCCAGTAACTAATGCTAATGGTACTGCTAAGGTTGAGAGGATTGAAACTAAAACACCTTTTAACCCTCAAATACTACTTGCTGATGGCCCAGGATTAGTTGATTTAGACCTTCGGAGAGTTGCTCTTGAAATGGGATTTGAGCCTATTGAAGACCTTAAAGCTAAAGTTGCAAGAGGTCAAACCAGTGGGTATAAATACCTATTAGATAGAGCAGACCCAATATTAAGAAGGGATAATAATCATGCTTTCTTCGATGAGAATGGGTGGTTTAAATCTCCTGAAGTCTACTCTGATGCAGTCAAAAAAGCGTATGCAGGAGGTTACAACCACCAGGGTAAGAGATGGAATATTGTTGCTAAAGAGAATTACGATAGAATTACTGGTTATATTGATACTGCTGCATGGAAGCCAGCAGAATACAAGACTTGGTTTAATCATATAATGAAAACCCCTGAAGGAGAAAAGTTGAAACAGTTTGCATCTGAGAGTAATGTATCATTGGAAACTGCTGCAAGGGCATTATATAATGACCCAACATACTATGGTAAATATAACGTGAATGCATTATCTACTCAGATTGGGCAGTTGGCTATTGACAAAACTGATGCTCCTGCAAATAAGATTCAAGTTCAAGCTATATCATTTGGAGAAACTGAGGACAAGAACGCCGCAAATAGAATTTTAAATACAAATTCTGATGGTAGTGGTACTCTTACGCTGCATAAGTTAAAGAGGGTAGATAAGGATGGCAAGCTGGTTGTAGACCCGAAGAATATAAAATTGGATGATTACTATGATGAAAATGGCAATTTCAAGTATACTCCAACATTCTATTATTCATACACTGACGATGTTGTCATTATTCAGTTAGGTAAAGATAGGCTTGTAGTTCCATATTCAAAACTTGGAGCTGCCGCTCAAAATGAGATTCCAATACTGAGGTCTACTCTGCATCAAGCTATATCTGCAAGGAATGGCTCTTTTGCAAAGAGTAAGATGAATGAGACTGATTTCAGCAATACTAATGAGGGTATAACTTTTGCTAATGCAATAGACCAAGCTAATAGCAACTTGTATGACGCTATTGCTACAGGTATTCATCCGCCTAAAACTGAAATTTCGCCCTACTCTATTGAGACTCATAAAAAAGAAACAAGTAAGAAAAAATAATTTATGGCTATAAATCCTACGCAAAACGGCACCCAGCCCCTTAAAGGGGTTAGGGGTGCTGATTTATATAATGCAGTATATGGAGGTAATACATATGCCCCTAAAACAGAAGATGAGGTAGAAGCATACAACCTGTACCAAACTACTAAGGCTATGCAGGGTAAGAAGCTTGGTTCAGCTACTCTTACTCAAATAGGTAATGACCCAACTACTCCAGAAAAAGCAAGAATAGATTTTGGCAAATCATCTTATGACAAGGGACAAGCCTTTAATTCCGACCAAGAAGATATAACCAATCTTAGAACTGAATCTCAGAACGGATTTTTACAGGTTGCAAATGGAGTTGGTAAAGGTTTGATTCTTGCAGGAACTACATTTATAGGTGGTACCGTTGGTTTAGCTGCTGGTATTATTCAGTTTGCAGCAAACGGTATTGGAGGACTAATTCAAAATGGCAATGGTTCAGGGTTTGATGGTTCTAACTTTTGGAACAACTGTGTTCAGAATGCCCTAACTATTGTTGAAGAATGGTCTGAAAAAGCTATGCCTAACTATCAATCTGTTAAAGCTCAAACTGGCCCTTGGTATGAAAATGTATTCACAAGTAACTTTGGTAATTTCCTTGGAGATTCAGTAATTAAGAATTTCGGTTTTTCTATTGGTGCATTTTACAGCGGTGGAAAAGTCTTTTCTCCCATGTTGGGCAAAATGACTAAAGCTCTTGGCAAAGGAGTTAAGGCTGGAACAAAAGCCGCACAAGTGGCAGAGCAGAAATCATACTGGGTTCAAGCATTAGGAGGCTCTATGCTGTCAGCTTTTGGAGAGGGTTCTATTGAGGCTAAGCATGGAGCAAAGGAATTTATATACCAAAATGATAGGGTGGCTGATGAGTCAGCTCAAAGAGAGCTTGCTTATATTGATTCTGATGATTTCTTACAGGATAAATTTGCCTCACTTAATGCTGATTATGCTGAAGAATTAAAACTTATTAACAAGGAATATGAGTCATCTCCTAAGGAGTTTACCAAAACAAATGATGGTAGATACATAAATAAAGCAGAATTAATTAGACAGCAGAAAGTCCAAGCCCTTAATCAGAAATATGGAACTGAATTTGCTAATGCCAGAGAGAAAGCAAAAGATGAGGTTTATAAAAACATAGACCTAACTAAAAAGAAAATCAGAGAGGATGCTACTTCTTTAGGCAATTCTGTACTCTTATGGAACTTAGCTATCCTTACTGGTTCTAATTACGTTCAGTTTGGTAAGGCTTTTGCTGGAGGATTTAAGCCACAGAAAAAGGCTTCTGATATCCTATATGTAGGTGCAGATGGAAATCCTACCTCGTTCATTGGGAGAGGCTTTAGAGACGGAACTAAGGAATTTACAGCAAAAGAACTTGAAGAAGGTATTCGCAGGGGAAGTTATGAGGCTATAAAAGATGGAGTTGTATCAAAGACTTTCAAGAGATACCTCAAGAATCCATTAGCAGAAGGTACTGAGGAGTGGTCTCAAGGCCTTGCTGTAAATGTAAATAAAGATTATTATGGCACTGATGTATCAAATTATTATAAGGGCCTTGTAGACCCTAATGCTCAGCAGGAAACTCTTGATTACCTCAATTCTATATACAATGGTGTAGCTAAAACTGTAGCTGACCCTAATGCTTGGCTTGAATTTACCATAGGTGCTTTCACTGGAGCTATAGGTATTCCTGTGCTTGATAAGGTGAATGGTAAATGGAAATTCAAGATGGAGGGAGGTATCAAGGATAACATCAAAGAACACAAGGAAAAAGAGCAAAGAGAACAATACCTTGTTGACAGGATGAATGAGTATCTTGCAAGGCCTGAAAGTATAGCTATGTTCAGAGGTATGAACAGACACAACTTCTTTCAGAAAGTTATGGATAAGGCTGTTGAGGAAGACGACAATAAAGGCTTTAAGGATGCTGAATTTGCCCAATTCTTCTCTGATATAACAGCTTTTGATGAAGCAGGTAGACTGCAAGACCTTTTGGATATTATTGAAGTAATTGATGGTGCTTCTGATGTTACTGCTGAAGATTTACAGGCTATGGTTGAGAATACTACTACAACTATAACTGTAGAGCAACAAAGAGCGGATTTACAAGAACAGATTGATGTTCTTACACAATTCTATCAGAAAAATCAGGCTAAAATGTCTGCTGAGGAAGGCGCTGAAATTATAGCAAGAATACAAGAACTTCAAGAAAAGAAAGATACTCCTGGAAGATTAGAGCCTATTAGGGCTGGTAGATGGGCAGATGTAGACCTAAATACAGAGGAAGGCCAAAATGAGGTCAGGAAGGGACTAAAGGAGTCCGCTAATGAAATGCGTAAGGTTATTTCTCAATATCTTGAGTCAAAGAAATGGGTTGAGGATAACTTCCAATGGGCTAAGAAAGACACTGGTGAAGCATTGCCGAGTGAAAAAGCTAATTATCTTGCTTTCCTAAGAGCGCAAGCTCTCAACTGGGAAGAAAGAATGACTTCTATGGGTGGAGCTATTAAAGAGTTTGTAACTGAATATGCTCAAGAATATATCATTAAGGAGTTTGAGGAATCTTATGGTAAGCTCACAGAGGAAGAAATAGCTAATCTTGGTGAATCAGCTAAAAAGGATTACAAGGAGAAGAAGAAAGCATATGATAATATGAAGAAACTCCTTACTGAAAAGCCTGATGTTGTTGCTTCTATGATTGCTGACCCAGCTAATGCTTCTTTTAGAGAATCTCTTATGGAGGTTATGGCGTTTAGACGTAAGGATTACAACCTCAAAGGAAAATCCATTACTGTTGGTGATGCTATAAAGATGATGCAAGACCTTGGGTCAATAGGTAAGGCTATTGATAATTTCACTAAGACATTTGATTCTTTCCTTAAAGACCATACTAAGCTCGGTCAGATGATTAAAGAGGCTAATGAAGCTGCTCGAAAGAAAGGAAAGAATAATGAGATAAGAAGAAAGAATCAAGAGACTGCTAATAGGTCTGTATCTGAAATAGCAAGAGAAGCTATTGAAAATGAGACTAATGTAGAGCAAGCTGAACAGGAAGATGAAGAAATTGAGATTGCGGAGGGAGAATTTGAGGGGTTTGATGAATTTGACCCAAATGATGAAAATTCGTATGTAGACCCAAGTAAACCTCAACCACAGCCAACTCCTCCTGGCCCTGCTCCTGCTCCAGTAGCTCCTGCTGCACCTGTTGCTCCTGCTGGCCCATCTGCTGCTGAAATAGCTGCTGAGAAAACAAGGAAAGCACAAGAGATTGTAGACAAGTATAATCAGACAAAAAGGAAGCTCGATGAAAAACTTAGTAGAGGAGAAATTAGTCAGCGTCAATATAATGATGCACTGGCCCTAATTAAAAAGAATCTTGATGGAGTAGAGGGAGCAGAACAGCTACTTAATATGACCAAAGAGGATGTCGAGGAAGATACTCTTGATGATTTTGATGGAGCTGAAACCATGACTGATGATGAATTAGCTGAGTTTAATGATAGGAGAGTTGATGAAGCTTTAGCTGTACTCAATGACCTTAATCAGGAACTTGCTGATATAGCTGAAGCTCTTGAGGATATTCCTGATGGAGAGATTGATACTAATGGTACTGTAACAAGAACTTTTACAGTTGAAGAAGCTCTACAAACTCCTGGTGCAGACCCACAAACTCAGCCTCAACCAGTGAATGCTGTTACTCAAACTCCAGAGGGAGTTACTGGTGGAGAAACTATTACACAAGAAGAAGGTATAACATTTACTCCTACAACAGAAGTTGAGGTAGCAGAACAGATTGATGAAGCAAATAAGTTAAAAGGAGAACCTGGCACTCCAGCACAAGCGGAAGCTGATGCTCGAACTGGCTTTAACCCTAACAAGGTTGATGGTCAATACACTTTCTGGAGAACTGCTACAACGGAATTTCAGATTCATAGAGAGCTTGGTGATAATACTCCTTATTGGGCAACACTTCCTGATAGTCATCCTATGAAAAAAGCATACAAAGCTACATGGGAGTTCCTGAATAAAGTTGGGGCATTTGATATGGCAAGAACTGGCTTTTATGGGAATAATGGAAAATACGTTACCTTTGCAATTAGTAAGGAACTAACCAAAGAAGCTGGAGTTCCTGTAATTCTAATTCTTAATAGTAATGGTAAGGTTATTGGAGATTTGCCACTACAAACTGATGCTTATCCCGGGCTAAAGGAGTTCCAAGAGGAGGCTGTAAAATTCTTCAATGAAAACAAGGATAAAAATGACAGAGACTTAGTTCAGATAGGTGGCTATACCTCGTCTATCACAAGAGTTATGGTAGGCAAGCCTCAGTATACTGCAACAAGTGAAAGGCGCTCTTTGAACGATATTGCTCGTAGAACTGACAGTGATGGAGCACTTATTAGCGAGAGCTTTACTATTGGATTTGCTACTTCTAATGGCCGTTCAGAAGTAGTCACTTCTAATTCTAAGGCATCAAGAGACCCTGAACAACAGAGGAGAACAATGAGGACTGCATCTGAGAAAACTAAAAAAGGACAGCCATTCTTACTGATGCCCACTTCAAGCAAGGAGAGAGCCTTAATGCCAGTACCTTTTATTACTCCTACATTCAAGAATGTACCTGCAACCTCAACATTTTATAGGGCTGTAACAATGCTGGCTGAGGAGATTGCTACACTGCCTAATGATTTTGACAAAATCAAGATGGCAATGGATAGACTAAAAGATTTCTTTGTTATAGAAGAAAGCAATACTCCAATAATCTCTTTCAATAGAAATGGAGATATCGTTGTAAAGATAAACGGCAAAAGTGTACTTCTTGAAAAATCCAAGTCAACAGAGGAGAATGTTGATACATTATTATGGGGGACTTCTACAATCCTTGATTTACCTATTAATATCAATAAGAAGTATATCAATAGTAAAATGAGGATTTCTAAGGATGAAGAAGTTGACTATAATCATATGATTGGAGAAATTGCTACAACCAATCTTCCTGAGGGTGGAAATCATACTGTCAATGACTGGTTTGTTATTAATCCTATTGTGAATGGCAGAGAGGTTAAAGGTAAAGCTCCTAAGTCTACTGGTGTGAATACCAATCAAAGGGATTCAAATTCTACTTACGTGAAAATTCCAGGCAGAGGTACTGTCAGAATGACCAAGGATTTAAAATTCTATGCTATAAAGGAGAACTCATCCGAGGAAATTGATATCACAGATAACCCTGCATATCTTCCTATGAGGGCTTATGTATATGGTATAGCAACTAAGGCTGATATGAGTAAGCCTTATGCTACTCCATTCAATGCTCCTAAAAACTGGTATAATGCAAATACTAATGAATTTGTAGAAGAACCAGTGACTACATCTAAAAACCCAACTGAAGAAGTTGAAATTGTTGATGATGAATTAGAGGGGTTTGGTGAATTTGACCCTAATGACCCTGCTTCTTTTGTTGATGTAGAAAAAGCCGAAATAACAAGGCAAACGAATGAAGCTGCCAAAAAATCAGAAGAAGCTGCAAAAAAGGCAGCAGAGGAAGCCGCTGAAAAAGCCCAAGAAGAAAGAGAGGCTAAAGCAAGCGAAGCACTTGATAAAATCAGACCTTTAGCAAGAGATTATATCTTTGATGTCCTTAACTCTGGTAGTGAATCTTTGAAGTCTCGTTATGATGAAATCCTTAGAATGATTGAAGAAGTTAAAGCTATTGATGAAAAGTCATATAACCAATTTAAAGAGTGGTTTGTAGCTATGGCCGAAAATAGCAGTCAGAAATATAATGAGAAGAAAGCCCTTGAGGAAGCAGGAAATACGACTCCAGTTGCCAATAGAAAGGATTCTATTAAGAAGATTAAGGATGCTGGTATGCTTACTAACACAAGGTCTGTTACAGTTGAATATATGACTGATGAGCAACTTGCGAGAGTAGCAAATATGCCTAAAATGAAAATGAGACAATTCTTTGAGCGTTTTGATACTAAGGTTAAACTTGCTATGAATTCAGTAGAAGCAGGTATTGCTATTGATTTGCTTTTTGAGAATTTCTTTAAAAGAGAAGAAACAGCAGGATATACTGCTACTAATATTAACAAGGAAGTAGAGAGGGTTAAAAAGATGCTACCTCAATTGTCTCATGAAGATGCTATTAGGATAGTTGAGAGTCTACAAAAGCTCTCAGAGATGGCTGGTGGAGATAAAGTATGGGGCCTATTCCAGGATGGTATAATTTACCTTGCTAATAATTCAAGTAGAGGTACTGCTTATCATGAGGCTTTCCATTATGTTTCTCAAACTCTAATGACTGAAAAGGAGCTTGACAGGCTTTATTCTCAGGCTGCTAAGGTTTTCGGAGAAAAGGCTACAATAGCCCTTGAAGAAGATTTAGCAGAGGGATTTAGAAAATATATGCAAGGCTATGAGGAAGTCGAAAATAAGCGTGGATTTGCCAAATATTGGGGTAGATTAAAGCATTATGTTAAAACCCTTGTAGGTAAAGAAGCTCAATTGAATAAGATGTATAGAGATATCAGGAAAGGCAGATGGGCTAACAGGCAAGCTCATGAGTCAAATTCATCATTGAATAGAAATATGACCTCCGAGGAAATCCTACAGTCTGAAATCGAGGATTTAGAGTATGAATTAAGAAGTACGGATAAGAGCATAAAAGCTGAATTGGATACTATTGATGCTCAGTATAAAGCCCTATTGAATAGTCCTAAATCAAGGATTATTAATAATAGAGGTGAATCCATAGTTATGTATGGTTCTACTCAATATTTGACAGAAGGTGAAGCCAGAGCTGCAATTCCAGTTGAGCTTAATAGGATTATGAAAGTAGCTGAAAACAGAGGAAGATACTATCTTATGAGCAGCCTACAAACAGTTGCTAAAGCAAAGAAGTATGCTGAGGATTCTGTAGCTCAGGAGAAGAAACAACTCCAGAAAGCTATTGCCAAGCTAAAATACAGCATAGAGAATAGAAATTTCTTTGCTGAAAAACTTGAGTCTTATAAGCGAGCTAAACTTGAAAATCTATCAAGTGAAGATTTGGCTTATTTGAATGAAAGAGGTGTTTCTGTTGAGGAGTTCAAGAGTTGGACTACCTTAGAACAGGAGACCTTCTTGAAGTGTAGATAAAGAAAAAGGGGAGCAGAAAACTGTTCCCCTTTCTTTTTACCTACTCCTTGTGTAGTAATCTGCCATTTCATCCAATCTATTGTAGACTTTATCCCATTGTCTGTAATAAGATAGATATGGAAGTGGAGCTTTATATAAGTTCTTCTCAAGCGTACTCATACCTTTGTATCTGCCACTTTGAATTTCATCAACCCAGTCTCCTGGCCACAGAAGTGAACCTCCTAATTGACTTATGTCTTTAAGCATAGATAAAGATGCCATTGGAGAAGACAGTGTAGCAATCCACTCTCCTGGCATTGTAGTAGATGGTACAAACATACCTAATTCTCTCTTTAATCTCTTGCAGGTGTAATTAGCCAGCTTAGCTGCATACCCTGCTTCATCATCATCTCCAAGGTCTATAAAGTTAGCTAATCCAGCAATAGCAAGGAATTGCAATAGGTCAAATATTGTCCTCTTTATGTTTTTCTGTTGATGCTCAGTAAGACCACTCTTTAAATCCATAAAGGCTCTTTCGCCTGCAATCATCTCTTTGACTATCCTTCCTGAGGTCACATAGAATCCCTCATATTCCCTACCAGTAATTAATGATTTTCTTGCAGAGCCAAATCTCTTATTCCATAGAGGCCTCATGAATTTACGGTATTGCATAATAAGTCTGCCACCAATAACCCTGTTGGCTGCATTCATATCCTCCTCATTATAAATACCAAACAAGTCCTGATTGACCTCCATAACCTCTCTACCGAAAGTCTTCATATTGACCAGCTCATTATTAGAGGCATACCTCGTTCCTTTAGGTATTCTACCCTCTTTAATTCGGCTGTCTCCCTCTACGAAATCTTCAACTGTAAAGGCTTCCCACAGAGACATTTCCCCTTTTTCAGGTATAATTACCTTAGTCCTCATAGCCATAGCTATTGCTGTCCTATTGTATAACCAGTGGTCTCCAGCTTCCTGACCTATGAAACCAAGATGTTTTCCAAGGATTCTTCTTGTAAGGCTACGCATATCAGCTTGCTTCATATCCTTAAAGAAATCACCCTTAAAATCAATAGCCTCATCAAACAAGTATAGCTTATTTGTAGGAGTCCTACTACCAATATCCATAAAGTAACCCATAAGCATAGAAGCATAAGCTGCATCAGCCATAGCAAGTTCCTTAGCATTGAAAAATTCACCTGCTGCTGCCTCAATATTCTGCATTGCTATACCCTGTGTTACATTGGCTAAATTTGCAAGAGCATTAAATCCAAGCTGAGCCATAGATGAATACTTTAATAGGGCTGATGTCATTTTATTTTTATTCAGCTTTTGACCAAACACATTAAAATGACCGCTATCTTTTAGATGCCTGTTGTAAACCTGTGAAGCCATAAAGTCATCAAGTTTCTTCTGCATATTAGTACCCTCATTTTCAAGCACCTTGTTAAGTACATTTCCTGCTTTTCCTTTTATTGTTTCCACAACAGCAGAGTCTCCAACAGTTTTTTCTACATCTCTACTTCTAACAAGGTCTGCGCCAACCTCTAAAGCATCTACAACGCTCTCTAATTGCTCATATTTTCTCACCATAGCTGCGTATGCCATCATACTGCCTATTAGGTCTGTTGATAGGTCATTTGCATCCTCAAGCCTGTTAGTATATAATATTGGTAAGGTCATAAATTCCCTACCAGAGAAATCAGTTAAGCTGTTCCTTGTACCAGCATCTCCAAACTCAAGATTGTCATCCTTTCTATCTTTAAGCTGCTCAGCAAAAGAATCCTTAATATTAGTCCATATGTGAGTAGGGTGAGCAAATGAGTCTAATAATCTCATATTTCCATGCCTCCTCATTTGTACAGCTTTAAGTTTGTAAGCCTTATTTTCAGGCAAAATTAAATCCAAGGAATCCTTAATCTCAAGTATTCTATTCAGGATTTCTTTTTGGTCTTTAGATAGCTTCTTATATTCTTCATTGCCATAAACATCAGGATTTGCAAACCACTTATTTCTGGCTTTAACCGCATGAGACTTTAGCCATTCTTCCTTTTCTTGTTTTTTCTTTGTTTTATCCTCTCCAGTTGGCCTTACACCATATTTTGCATCAAGATACTCATTAAACTCCTTTAAATCTCGCTCATATTGATTCTTATTAACCGAACTAATGTAGTCGCCAGTCATAGAACCATCATTATATCTTTCATAAGCCCAACTGAACTCATTGATTCCCAGAGCTTTAGCATCAAGCATTATTCTTTGGAGACTTTTTATATCTTTTATAGCTAAATCTTTGGCTGCTTCATTCCTTCTTTTTACAACCTCATCAAATGCCTGTAATAATACATCATTACTCCTTGCCATAGAATCAAGCCACCTATCCATAAATGAAATATCAGATGTAGCTCTTTTCAGAAGCTCTGTAACTCTAACTGATTTTCCGGCATTTTTGCCTAATTCAAATGCAACTTCTTCTCCCAATACAGGCTTCAAGAATCCAGCAAAAGCCTCAGTTGCAACTTTGTCATATTCAGTTTCAAGCTTTTTCACTATGTCATTAAGACTTGACAAAATTTCTTGAAACTCAAGAAGTTCAACATAACCCTCTTTGTTGGTTATTGCTATTGGCTCTGAAATCATAGATGCTTCTGCTGGGTCTACTGGAGTATAAATTGGATTTCCATCAGGGTCAAAGCCATCCACCTCCCATTGCTCTTGATTTAAAACGCTTTCCTCATTTGACATATTATTAAGATTATAAATATGCTTTCCATATGAGTCCATTGTGCTCTTTATGTATCTTAATGTGTCAAAAATATCCTGCTCTGTTTCTGCATCATAGATTGTAGTTAAGAGATGCTGACAGCTTTTTAACCTACCTATTGCAACCTTTGAGTATTCAAGTATACCTTGTACTTGGTCAGCAATACTTTCACTTGCCATTGCTACATTGATTTTAGCAAGTTCAACAGTAACATCATCAGACTTCCTGAGTTTCGCCCTTTTTATCTCAGTGTCCCTCATGTGCTTGAGCATCTCCATATTTCTATCTATTCTCTCAGATAGAGAGTTTAGCTGTAAATCCCTTGCTTTAATAGCGTCTACATCTACCTTTGTTTTACCAGACATAATATCTTTAGCCATCTGACTGAGAGCACCCTCAGCTTCAACCATAGCCTTAGCAATGACATCTTCACTCATTGCTGCATATTTGGCTCTCACGTGGTCTCTAAAGCGTTTAATCAGGCTGGATTCACCAACTATCTCCTGTTTAAAATGCTCCTTTAGAAGCTGACCTACGGCTTCCTCAGCTATGAACTCCATATTTCCATCCTGGAAATCCACTGTGTCCATGTATTCATCTCCAAGGATTTCCCTCATAGCTTGCTCATCTCTTGCAAGAGCTGCAATTAATCTTTGCATAAGAGGACTATCTCTAAAGGCTGCTACAATCAGGTGTGCATATTCTTCACTGAGGGCACTATAGCCCTCTCTGTTATTAGCCACCCTAATCATAGATATTGAGTCAGAGGCCATCCTTTTGGCTAATGAGAAATCAACTACACCAGCTCTACCAGCACTTTGTTCAGCCTGATTAAGCATCCCATAAGTAATACCTACTGGTTCCAAAACCCTGGCTAAAGACTCATTTAGCATTGTAGAAGCATACTGGTCTTGAAATTCCTTTAGCGATTTATCTGTTTTAGGTACTATCCTTATTTGTAGTTTACCATTAATTTCCTTAACTACTGCTACAAAATTACCTTTATGCTCTGAACCAAGATTAAACTCTTTTGCCTGAGTTAGCAATGATTTATAATTGCCAAAGGTATCCTCAACAGCAGGAAACTGCCTTTGGATTACTTTAGCTGTATTGTCTACTCCTATTACTCCTTGAATATACTTGTTATCCATCAAGGATGAGAGGGTAGGCATACCCTCACTATCTAAAGTAAGGGTATTGCCAAAATCACTCATAAATTTGGGATTATTGATTATTCCAATAATTTCCCATGCTTTCTTATATCCTAAATCCTTTTTCAAGGCATAGAATAAATCTGTGCCCACACTTGGGGCGTAAGTACATGATGCCATATAATCTTATTTAACAGGGATTTTCTCCCGCTTTCTTTAAACCTTCTTTTGAATCATACTTAACTTCAACCTCTGAGGGAGTACCAGTTCTTGATTGCTCTTTCTTCTTAGCTTCCTCATCAGTTATTGTTTGGTCAACAGCTCCATCCAAAGCATCTTCCATTTGAGCAATCATATCATCAATTCTGTCTCCATCAAAGTCAGCAAAATCATCACCAAAATCAGAGAATGGGTCATTATCATCATTCTTTGGCTTCTCATGCTTATAATCATTAAGAATACCAGCATAGTTTGAATTTGCATCAAGAACCAACGTCTGAGCCTCTAATTTTCCTACTTTCTCATATTCAGCAGCTCCTTTTGGTAGGATTACATTATCCCTATGTCTATATAGAATACCATTTATATTCAAGAATGGATATTTCATATTCTCAAAGTCATTTATTGATGCTCCATATGACAGTGTTATAACATCACTAAAATCAAGTTGGTCAGTTCCTGGGATTTTAACTACCTTTCTTGGAAGCATATCTTTGTAGTTTTGAAGCATAAACTGATAATAATAGTTAAATGCTCCAGCAGTATCTAAATACTTATCTCCCAATCTGAGAACCTCCATAATTTCAGGGAAATTATTCAGGAATGCAGGGCTAAACAGAGTTCCAAAAGAGTTAGCTCCAAATGACAATCCATCCTTATAGTAAGAATAAGCAAGCAGGTCAGTAGCCAATTGGATTGCAATAGGATTTTCACTCTCAAGTAGCATATCAAAATCAGCCATCAACATCTGCCTTGCTGTTTTTGATTTCCTCGATGAACCCCTAAGCACTATATCTCCATTCTTATTAACTGACAAAGCCTTGATTACTCCAAGACTATTTAGTTCAGGATGAGCGAGCTTTAAAGCCTCGAATTTAGCAGGGTATTCATTCAAGTAGTAATCTCTTTTTTCTTTGAATGTAGTAGTACCATCATTACCGAACATCTTTGTTTTGCTAAGCATAAAGGTAGAGAAATTAAACAAGAATTTTTCAACTGTCTTTTCCTTAATTCTCATATCCCTTGCATTGATAAACATTCTATCAATAGCAATCTGTCCAGATGGAGATAATGGAGTATAATATTCTGCTATACTTTGTAGAGCAAAATCAATACCAAGAGTATAAGAAGCCTGTAGTGTTGGAATATCCCTGCTCATAAATGCCTCCCTCATTTGGTCTCTTGTTGATTTTCTTCTCACAATATCATTCAGTGGAATAGATTCAGTGAGATGGAATATAGGTGGCATATGGCCATTTTCTTCATGTATTCTTTCTTGCACTTTCTCACGTAATACAATTCTTCTGACTTTCTGTTGCTGAATAACAGCTTTTGCAACAGTATTTTGAATTGCACCATTTGGGGAATCAGCTCTTTGAACTGATACTGCGTCCTTTAGTGGTTTAGCGATATTATGTTTTATATGGTCATAAATCATTGCATCGTTAGTTAGAACTGCTGCCATAATTAAAGTTGGATAATTGCGTATATCTACATTCTCACTACCTCTATCTGCCGCTTGGCTCCTGTCTCTATTATACCTGTCAAGTTCTTTCAAAATGGAGTTTACTCCTATTTCAATATGCTTGCCCTCTGTTAGCATGGTAAATCCAATTGTAGCTTCATCAACTGATTTTGTCGAGTGATTACTGCTAATTTTCTGCCATTCTTCACCTAAAGCCAAAGCTACTTCATCAACTATTAACAAGAATGGAGCTATTACATCCGTAAGCCATATATTATTATCGAAGTACTCTGTTATTGGATTTGTAAACATTGCTCCAATTTCATCAATTTCCATAGCCATTCTGAGCATAGCACTTGTTTCTGATGCAGTTTCAACGCTTTGCCTTAAAGAAGCAAGAACTGGGTCTTTTGCATTATCCACAGAAGCAGCAGAGAACTCAGAACAATTCTTGGAAACCCTCATTTTCCTTCCGTTAATCTCAACTTCAGAATCATTAAGACTATTTATAGCTCTACCATTTATAACTACTTCTCCAGCTTCTGAAATACGTAAACCCTTCACATTCTGCATCTTAGCTTGTATGGTTGTATTATTTGCATACATACCAACAAGAGCTTTACCAACCATATTTTGCTCATGGAAATAAGCAAAGGTCTCTGGAGATACAAGGCTGCGTTTTCTCTTATGTTCACTAATGAATTTATCAAGCTCCTTTAATGACATATTATCAAGGATTTGAGTCATTGGGATTCCTTCCTCAGCAGATTGTGTGTAGAGATAACTTGCCATATCAAAATCCCTCATAATCTCAGATTTCCTGGCTCTAACCTTGATAGTATTAAAGTTACCTGGAGAATTGAAATGCTCGCTAATTACAGGATTTTGCAGGATAGACCTTGAAATATCTACAATCATAGTATTCCTCTTTCTTCTGCTTAACTTGGAAGCATCAGTAGTATTATATCTTACTTTTTCTATCCTTGGAACAGCTTCACCATTCTTATCCTTATACTCATAAGCATCCTTATTTTCCTCAAACCACTCATTAAACTCCTTATCTTTAATATTGATGGCCTCAATTTCCTCGTCAGAAAGCTCCATTAATTCAGAGAATGAGTCAAGTTCTTTACTCAACAAAGAATCATCCTCTATCTCAATTTTATCCTTAATTGCAGCAAAGAAATCTCCCTTAAATAGATTCTTATAATCCCTGAGTGCTTTTCTCTTATTATGAGTGAAAACATTAAATTCAGGCATCATTAAGAATACTTTATCAACCATTTATCTTAGCTTTATGTTTCCATAAAGATGAGACTATATCTTCACCCATTAGGGCGCTGTGCATTTCCAATGTTTCTATTGTACTCCAGTGGTCTTACCCGCTGGCTTAAATCAAATTGTATTTTGTATTTCATACATTCAACCTGTTGTACATATGGTTTTATAATATCTATAAATTTCAATCCTTCTTTAGTTCCGCAACAAAGGGAATAACTATCCTTTTTTTTGCCTTCATGAAACATATAGAAATTCACATCCCATACTTCTTTAAAGTAATCAATAATATTTTGGACTTCCTCTTTAGGCTCGCAAGTGCTAATCTTTATATAAAAACCATGAATTTTACCTTGCTTATTTTTCCTAATATTTATATGTCCATCATCCATATACCATATAGCAATACCTCTTGCATCCAATCTATTTAGCATTTTTCGATTGCCGATAGTCTTTTTACTCTTGTAAAATATCCTTCTAAGAACTTTAATAAATGGAATTATATTCAATTGAGTATAATAAACTGGGACACCAGGATTAAACCCTCTTGTTTTTATGTAGGATTTTAAACCATTATTTCTTATTCCAGAATCCTTTAATTGCTTTATTTTCCATTTAACATATTCTTTATGCTGTTCTGCATGAGCAATTTTGAATACAAAATTATTACTTATAGTACCATCTCCCAAAAGAAGTGCAATAAGGAGATTTCTTGATTCTTTATTTAATTTAGTTTTCATACAATTTGTTATTATCCACTTGGGAAATTTTTGTTTTTAAGTTTAGTCGTTGAACCTTCACCAGTTTAAAGGTGCTTGGCTGCTGATTGCCCAATCTATCTAATTTTCAAACATTCAAGTTTAGGTTTTCACCTTGCTTTGTAGCTTAGATAGCTCTAAGGGGTTTCCAGCAATTAACACAGTTTTACTTCGACATTAATATTTATCGAAATCACTACCTGCAATAGTTGTAATCTCAGCAGGAAGCATCATTGATGAGCCATTTTGCTGTGGTAAAAATCCAACAACCTTTAATGGAAGCATAGAATATTTACCCTCAGTAGGAATACGATAACCAATCATTTCCAGTAGCTCAGGTGTAGCCTTTTCAACTTTCTTGATGTCTATCTCCTCCTTTATTATATTACCATCAGAATAGTATTCCCTCTTAATAAACTGTTTAAAATGCTGTGCTGAGTGCCAAGGAAGCATACACTGTACTTCTACAAGGGCACCAGTTTCTTCATCTCTTACAACTTTTAGATTTTCCGAGAATCCAAAATTAGAAACAAGAATGGCATTACCGCCTTTAATCTTCTGCTTAGCTATGGCATTCTTAAACATAGAGTTTACAATTTCCTGCAACTTAGCCGTAATTGTAGGGGTATTCATTGGAAGATTAAATGTCTTGATTTTTGAGCCATTATAATCAACCTCAATAATCTCCATTGCTTCAAGAAATTCCCTACCATATTTAGGATTACCCTTAACTACCTCAAGAATTGCATCTCTAAGATTCTCTATTGACTCAAATTTCTTGCTCACTTTCTGGTAATCATCAAGTAGATTTTCTACCATTAAGCCTTGAAAAACCCTTACCACATTTTGCCTTCCCTCTATTTTTGCTCCATTAGGTAATGTTACAACTATATCAGCAGGAAGGTCTGCTGTAATCAGGTTTTTAAACTGAGACCCAAGCACAGCAGTAGTATCAAAAAGATGCTCTGGAGTAGGTTGTTGTACAACATAGTTATCATAAGGAATTGCATGAACTACTTCTTTATTAAATCCAAAATCAGGAGCATTTTTATCCTGCTCTATAATATTACCAGTCTTAGTGGCAGCATTAAGCATTTCATAGACCTCTGTTTCAGTAGGTTCAAATACTTCTACAAACTTACTATATTGCTCTTGAGTAATCTTCTGTTTTTGCAGAAGTTTATCCATAGCTGCCTTTATTCCCCTGAAATCTTTAATTTCTCCTGGATTTTTGAGTTTTTTCTTAACTTCAAAAAAGTCCATTGCATGGTCAATTCCTCTATTAATAAGGTCTTGATATACTTTTGCTACATCAGGATTATCCTTTTTGATTCTTTCTATTTCATGTCTCAAAGACCTAATATTGTTAATATTTGTATCTTTAAGAAGTAACATAGCCTTAACACTGGTAGGAGAACTATCAATATCAATAATTCCTTGACCTCCGCATTTAACAGCAGAAGCAAACTGAACTACGTCAATTCCATTATCCTCCATAAATCTATCCACAGCCCTCATTTTAGCTGACCTCTCTTGAGTCATACTCATTAGGTCATATAGAGCTAATGTAAGGAACTCAGAGTTCTTATTCTGATGTGGTACCCTCATCCATCCACCAAGTCCATCAGGCTTAGCTATATTGGCAAATACGAAAGGTTTTACAGTCTGCCATACACAATCAAAATCCTCAGAAGTATAAGTACCATCTTTAAATCTTTGCATAACTTCCTCCATATGGCTATTCCACTCACCCATCATATCTAACAAAGTCCTCATTGAACTTAGATTTCTGTATGCCTGAGCATCAGTTGCATTAACTCTAACCATTTCACCAAGAATAAACTCAGCTTCTGTGTCAGTCATCCTACCAGCTTTTACAGCATTTCCTATGTTTTTCTGTATTTGCTGATAGGAGTTAGAGGTGCGAATACTATCTGCAAGATAGATGGTTAATTCATGAGTTTTGCCATACTTAGAATTAGTGTTAAGTTTTCTTCCTGCCGCAAGAACCTGTTTAAACCTCTTTTGGAAGTCTACACCATCGTTACCTTGAAAAAATGCTGGGTCAGTTACAGTGATTTCTATAATCTGAGAAGTAGCATAAGCCTGATTCCAGAAGTATTCCTCATATAGATTTCTAAGTGAGTCTGAATGGTCTGATATACCAGGATAGTATTCCTCTGCTACACTATCCATTGTCACACCCTCAAAGCTATATGAGTACATATGACGAGATATAAACAGCTCAAAATCCTCTTTCATTATATCTTCAATAGCTTTGTTAATAAGCTCATCAATCTTCTCAGGATTCTTATCTTTTTTAGCCTGTTTTATTGCGTCAATAAGCTTTATTCCGTCTGCTGTTGTATAATCATTCATCCGAGGGAAGAATAGAAATTCCTCTTTATGACTGTCAAAATTTTGAATTTCCTCAGCTCCAGCCTCAGCTCTTTTTTCTATTACAGACATCCTGTATAATTCCTGATGGATTAAGGCGTTAAATCTGGGCAATAGCTTATCCTTGAATGATAGGAAGCTATCAGACCTATACCTAACCATCTTAATGAAGTTAGCAGTAGTAGAGTCAGAATAAATAGGGGTATTATACCATGCGAATTTCTCAGATTGAGCAGCTAAATACTGCCTAAAGAAAGCTGTTTTAATGTCACTTGGTTTCCATTTGTCATATGTTAATCCATCTATATTATCAAGAGACATAATAGCCAACTGCGCTCTTGCTTCCCTATTCTCCTCAAGAATCTCCAGCCATCCATTTTTCCATTCTCCTTTTTTAGCGTCATAGAAAAATGAAAACCTCTTGAACTCTGACTCCAGAAGCTCTTGTCTTGTGGCATCATTCTTTATCCTCTTGAATATTGTATCAATATAATTAGGTGCTGCATAGGTAGGCAAACTTCTTTCTCCCTCTCTTGTTGTCATAGGGGGAATGTCTTCTGTAATTGAGTTTATGCTTTCACCCAACTTACTAAACTCTCTATATAATGTAGTTACAAGGTGCTCACCCTCCTCAAGTTTTAATGCTTCATCAAGAATTAGTTGCATTTTTCCTATAAGACTATCAAGATTTTCATCAAGCAATGTTGCAGCAAAAGACGTATTAGTGTTAATACCAAAAGCACTAATGACTTCTGCTAATTTTTCTGCAACAGCTAAAATTTCATCTTCATCCTGAGCTTCTTCTTTTTCATAAAGTATATCTGACACAATCTTCTGTAATTCCTCAATATTTTCTATATTGAGATTGCCAGTAGAAGTATATATACTTAATGGACTAAGAATGTTGCCTGAATCAAAGTTGCTCATAGCTTCAGTAGCAGCACTCTCTCCACCTATGCCTTGATTGATTGACATAGTTTGCCATACATAGTGAATTTCTCCAGTTTTCTCATCCCTAACCTCTTTGATTTTGTGTTTCCAGAAGTCAGTTCTATCCTTTCTGAGGTCTCCATAGAATGTAGAAACCAAATCATCATCAACTGTAAGTTTATCTATAAGCTGGTCTACCCAAGGATATTTATCCTTAATAGCTTCAAGAGCGGGAAATCTTTTCTTGCCATCAACTTCTACACAGAAATCATTAGGATGAGTCATATTGCTAAGGAAACCAAGCAATACCCCATGAACAAAAGCTGCACTATAATACCTCTGGTTGCCCATATCATCAACAATAGGTTCTCCAGTAGAGTCTACCATCTTAACATCAAGTAATGCGGCCTTTGTTTTTGCTGTTACAGTTTGATATGGGTCTACAAATCTAATCTGGAAAGACCAACCATCATTACCTGTTGCCCTTGTTCCTCCTTCGTCATCCCCAAATTCTTCTTCCTCTCTTTTCTGGGTTTGCAGGGAATCATTAATTGCAGCCAAGAAGCCCTCGGCGGATGGTTTTCCATTTACATCTTTTACATCGTGTAAATCTATACGTAAATTTTCAATTTCTTCTATAATCACACAGGCATTTTCAAACAGTGCATCAAAATTATCAATTATATCCTGATAAGCTTGAATCATTTCTGGGTCAAATCCTTCTTCCCTATAATACTCAAGCATATCCATATAATCCTGCTTCATACCCTCATATATAGCTTGAAATCCATTCTTATTGTCTTCAGAGAAAGATTCTAAAGCCCTTCTTCTACCTTCAACTGGGTCTTGAAGCTCCCTGAGTTTATCATTGGCTTTCATAGCCTCTTCCATACTCCCAGTAGCTATAATTTCTTCTTGTTCTGCTGCAAGTGAATACAGTCTTTCTGAAATCCTTTCTGAGAACTCCCTTGCTAAACGCTCATATCTTGCTTTTAGCTTCTGAGGAGTGAATGTTTTTGCCAGCTTTGAGTATTTACTTGTCCTAACAGGAGTAAAGTGATTAGCGGCTTCTATAGGCAATCTTGATGGCGTTGATTGAGGGACTTGTTCTTGAGTTTGTTCTGCAACAAACAGCTCAGGATTATGTTCTTTGTACCATCTGGTTTTAGCCATAACTCTTTTGTGTAGATTCAATCTTAGCTCCATGTCGTCAGTAGTTCCAAATTGAAATCTATCTTTAGCCCTGTATAGTATGTATATGTATTTAGCTCTATCGTCTCTTAATTCAGCTAAATCGCTCTCTACCCCAAGCTCAGTCAGCTGTTCTACCATTCTCTCCCTCAACCTGTCATTGAGTCTGCCAAGCACGACTACACCATCTGTTCTCAAGCTGAAGAAATTAACTGGATTTTCAGCCATTTCAAACATAGGCAGTGCATAAGCTAATGTTTTTCTTTCTTCCTCTGTTTCTTCCATATACTTCTGAAGCTCAGAAACCTCAGGCATAACTCCAGGCTTGTTATTCTTGCTTTGCCATGCTCCTATGGTATTAGCTGCTATCACAGGATGGCTAATCCCAACAGCCTTACCTAAATCTGTTATAGGTTGGCTTGGTACTAAACAATATATTTTCATATTACTTAATAAATTTATTTCTTGTACAAAATTAAGCATTTCATTCTTGATTGACAACACAATAAATGATTTACTTTAACGTACATGAGGAAAAGAAGAAGAAATTATAGTAGGTAAAAAAAAGGGCAGAGCAGCAAGCACAAAGCTCACTACTCCACCCTTATAATTAATCTTTATTTTCTTCGTATAGACAATCGTCAATATAATTAGCCACCTTTTGCATATAAGGATGAGCTTTTTCGCTGCATCTTAGATACAAAAACCAAGCCCAATCATCATCAAAAGCTGTATAATAAGCCTCTGACATAGTACACAATGGCAACAATTCCCTTGCTTCCTGCGGCTTTGCTCCACCATTAATCTTATTGAAATATGCTTCCTCAGCTCTCTGGAGAAATTCGTAATCAATAATATCAGGAGTCGGGCAATAGAAAGTAAGCTGACTGTCAAACTTATCATTTGTAAAGTTGCAATACCTTGTACTCATCTCACTGGTACTCAATGCTCTATGAGTCCTGATTTCACGAGTTACAGATATTGGAGCTTTAACATAGAATGTTGACCTTACCCAGTGTTCTCCTTCCTCATATCTCCAATACTGCATATCCTTGAGTCTGTCATTATCCAATAGTACTCTGTAATTTGTGGTAATGTAGATATTCTTGAAATCAGGATATATTCTAACTTTTGAATATGGATTCTTATTATAAAATTCAAGCATCTGAGAATAATGATGAGAGCAATATGGTACTGTAAGATACACTGTACCATGCTCAGCTATACTGCGATGCTTGTTTACATTGCAAATTCTCTCAACAAAATCTCTGGCAGTAGTACTGTGTCCTTTTTCATCATACTGAATAAGGTGTTGGCTCTTATAGCAGATTCTACCACATACTTCTATACGCTCAAACATTTGCTGTGGGGTTGTGATATTTGTCATCATTCCCACTTCAATATCCCCTAAAATCATTCTTCCGGTTTTGTTTCAAATTGTTTTAACATTTCTTTGATTACTTCCAAGCTAACGCTGCCTGGGATTCTGCGTAAAACTTCTTCATTGTCATCTATCAGAACCAACAAAGGAATTGACCTAACCTTATATTTAGCACAAAGGCTGTATTCATCCTCATCACAATCAATTTCCTCGATGGGGATAGTGGTCTCTAAATCTTTCATTGTTTCTGTTAATGCTCTGCATCCTGCACACCAAGGTGCTCCAAATTTCAGTAGTTTCATAATTTATTTGTTTAAGGCATCGTTGCCATAGTGAATATTACTTCTGGTTATAGTCTCTGTATGACCACAATTCTCACACTTAACAGTGATATACTCTGTACCTCCCTTGATTTCTATCTTGGGAGAATACAGAGTAAGTGAGCCACAATTTTTGCAGATTTTATACTGAGGCATTTTTCTGGTCAAGTTTAAGTAGATGTTTATTCTTTTCCAACCTCTTAACCTCGTGAATCAGGTAGATAATAGCCTTATTCAAGTCCTCAATCTCTTTATCAAGGCAATCAATGCCAAACTCACCTTTATGCCCTGCTCTTATAAGATACTTGATTGCATTGCCTCTATTGAAGTTGAGTTCTGCAACAATATCCATAAGGTCAACGCCAAACTTCTCCTGAAACCAATAATAATGGCTTGGATGAAGTCTTTCTACATTACCTCCGATAATTTCTTCTCCTGAATTGTTGGATGAATATAATTCGTTTACTCGTGCCATAATACTCCTGTCATGTTATATTGATGTAAAACAGCAATCAATAAGTCAAAATGCTTTTGCTGTTTTTCATCGAGTTTTAAAATATCTATTTTTATTTTCTCTACATAATTAGCTCCAGCTGGGATTCTACACCAGTTAGCTATGGTTTTCCCATAACTAACTAAGTGTGAACCAGTTGACTCTAAGTTTCCTGCTTTGCCACATTCTTCAAGTATGAATTTGCAAAGCACTTGCCTGTTTGTCATTTCAGATATAATTTCTTTGTTTTGAAATCTACAATAATGCCATACTTATTAAGGAAGTCAGAACCAAGTAGTCCATGAATAGGACTATCACCAACCCTTTCAAAACTACTATCCAACATAGGATTAATGGCGAGATTTACCCTGAAAGTCTTATCAGCATATTGCAGTGTGGTAGAAAGCATAGTATCAACTTCTGCGTCCCCAAGGCCAAACAGCTTTAAATTTGCCTTTCTTCTTCTACCATCAAACTTATCTGCAAAGCCTGAATGAACGCTTGACAAACTGGCGCCAGTATCTATAAGAAACTTATAAATAATACCTTTATGCCTAAGCAGAATCACAGGTAAATCATACTCATTAAAACTTGTTGAAAAGTCAATTGCGTATTTGTGTCTTCTGTACATTGTTGCTCCCAAAGAGAGAACAACAATGCAAAGAAGTAATGTCGTAATTACAAAAATATTCATATATTAATCATTATGCCCTGTTCCTTCACCAAGGCCTCCTCTATTATCATTATCCATAAAATCTACCTCTACAAATTCTATTTTCCTCGAAAATATCCACTTGATTTTCTGCCATATAGTGGCCTTCTGAGAGAGCTGAACCCTAAACTGACATATTCTATCACCAAACTGAATATAGCTTGTTCTGAGGGCTACAGCAGGGAACATCCACTCATCATCATCACCCTTATAGCTATTATCAATAATGCCAATAGAATTAGCTGAAATAATGCCATACTGCTTCAGGGTGCTACTTCTTGGAGCTATAATAGCCTCATAACCCTTAGGAATTTCCATACATACGCCCAAAGGAATAGCGCAATATCTGAATGATACTGTACCATCCTCATTAAGGCTTGCAGCACTGATTTCAGCATCTGCTCCAGCTCTAAGGTCAATCCACTCTCCTTTATTTATAATCTTAGGCATTTCCTGCCCATCAATAAGCTTAATTTTAATTTTCATTTTGTTTAATTGTTTGATTATTAATTAATTAACTACATTTACTCCAGCCACAGCTTGTACATGAAATACAACCACCTTCTCTGGTAAGTTTATTTCCACATTCAGGACACCTTTCTGATGTTGAGGAATCAGTGACATACTTACTGAGTACTCTACACATAGCAGATGTAAATGAGGAAATATTGGGGTTTGTTTTCTTCGCAGTCTTAATGATATACTCTAAATCTACACCATGCCTCATAAGCATAGAAACATAGATTGTTGCAGATTTTTCCTCGCTACCCTCATATAAATCCTGAATATTATCTATCTGGATATAATCAGATGAGAAAGAATAGTGCATCTTAGACTCCTTAATAATAACCCCAGTATGCTCTTTTACCTTAACAGTAGGAGCTTGTTTGGTTACAAATACCTCATAAGGTTTGTCTTCTAAAAGGCCTACAAATACCGTATATTGGTCTCCTTTGACTGTTACACTATGGCACTTGGCTTTGAGTTCTTTCGGCCTCTTAGATACCTTAGAATCAATTTTAGCCACTGGTTTCTCAGTAGTAAGGATTCCCTCACGCTGACAACCTTGCCTATATACTGTAATACCTTTCAATCCCCAACCCCATGCTTGCATATAGATTTCCTCAATATCTTCAACCGTAGCTTCCTTAGGAAGATTGATAGTCGATGATATAGCATTATCTATATACTTTTGCAGCATAGCCTGAGTCTTGATTCTATCAATAGGAGCAATCTCAGGTGCAGTCTTGAAGATTAAAGGCAATGGAGCATCATCTGCCAATCCTTTAATACGCCTATAATCCTGTACAATCTTTGATTCTACCTGATAATACTCATCAGAACCAGTTAAACCTACAGTCTTACGTGTGTAAGAAAGGGCAAATAAAGGCTCTACACCTGTTGAAGTACCAAACATAGTACCAATACTGCCTGTTGGAGCACAAGTCAAAATTTGACTATTATAAAGGCCATCATAAATGATATCCTGAATTTCCTCCTGACTAAAGCAATTATTCAGGAAGTCAGAATCTTCAATTTCATCAGAGAAACCAGCGTATGACTTCTGCATTTGAGCGGCTAAATTAGAAGAAGTTTGTATTGCTACACGAGCAATGAACTTATATACACTTTCAAGAAACTCAATAGCAGGTTGCTGACCATATACATATCCCATTTTGATAAGCATATTAGCCATACCCATAGTACCTAATCCAATAGGCCTATATTTGCTTGCTGTTACAGCCTGTTCTTCAAGAGGCAACTTCTCTAATCCCTCATCAAGAACTTCATTAAGAGCATGAACTGCCGCCACAACTGCATCCTCTAATTCATCCCATGCAAGATAGGCATCATCAGTGAATGCAGCATATACAAATTCCTCAAGATTTATACTGCCAAGCAAACAGGAACCTCCTGATTGTAAGGGAATTTCTCCCAAGATAACATTTGTTATCTTAGACTATATCTTGTCCCCCTCCATTATGAGCTGGGGCCACTGCACTTAATAAATATTGTTGATATTCCCAGGCTTCATCAGATAGACAATCAGGCTTATTTTCATAACCTAAATAGAGTTTATAAAGCATACTATCAACAACGTACGGCTTTATAATGTTGATAAATTTCTCATAACTACAGCGTTTGATTCTAATTCTATAGAATTTACCTCTTTTTACTTTTGAGCATATAATTCCGAATTTCTTCCTCAATACTGAAATCATTAAGACAATATCTTCCTCGAAATATCTATCTGTACAAATATCCATACGCCTATCACGTATTGCACCTTTAGTTTTACCAACCAGACATACATAGCCATCACTCATATACCAGCAAGCTAACCCAACAGGATTTAACCAACTTAGAGTTTTAGCATATACTTTTCTATGTCTATGGTCGTCATAAAAATAATGATACATTTTATTGAAGTATGGATGAGCTTTGATGGCCAAATACCAATGCTCTTTATGGTTTGTTCCATCTTTACCAACTGTTGGACCATAATACTTGACATAATGCTTAAATACCGTATTCTTATCTATAACATAAGAAATAAAGTCAGCAAAGTCTTCATTAATAGTTCTCATTGTTATCGCTCTTTTGTGAACACCCTTATCAATGTGTCCATCACCTAAGATTAAGCCCGTAAAGAATCCTCTTAACTCTGAGCTATTTATGCCTTTAAATGAATTTAAATTTTGCATCTTAATATTTATATTAGTCGTTGAACTTTACCCTATAAAAGGGTCTTAGCTGCTGATTCCGTTAAGTTCCAGCAATTCACAGTGAATTATTTTCATGAGATTTCTCTCAAGCCTTGCAGTATGGTCTACAAGGATTACAGCTAACAGGAGCAGGAGTATTGATATCTAACCTATAATTACACACTGTGTCCCAGTATATTAATCCAGGTTCTGCCATCTCCCAGTTTCTTTGAGCAATCAATCTAAATAACTCTTTTGCTGATACATATTTCTCAATAACTTCTCCAGTAGATTGAACTGTGAATTTCATTACCCATGTTTCATTATTCTGAACAGCATTCATGAACTCATTGGTAACTTTAATTGAGATATTAGCACCTGTACAAGCATTTAAATCTGTCTTTAGATTAATAAACTCTACAAGGTCTGGGTGATTGCAATCAATAGTAAGCATTAATGCGCCCCTTCTCCCAGCTTGGCCTATTAGCTTGGTGACGTAACTATATAATTCCATGAAGCTGGTAGCTCCTGATGTAGTTTTTGCTGAGTTGTTCACTTTAGCCATATTAGGCCTTAGCTTACTAATATCTGTGCCACATCCGCCGCCATATGAATAAGTTCTTGCCATCTTTTTGGCACAGTCAAATATTGATTCAATATTGTCTTCAGGTGGCTCTATAACAAAGCAATTTGAATATGTTGCCTTTGCATCATCTACACCCCTGGAAGCCAATATACGGCCTCCAAAGATGAATTTCTTTTCAATGATGAGCTGTTCTATTTCTTCATTGCCACCTGAAACACGAGTAACCCAATGCTCAAAATCTTCATTATTTACTCGATATTTCTTATCCCAGATGTCATAGGCTAATTTATCTTCATTTAGCCATTTAAAAGCGTTTAATTCCATTTTTCGTTAAGTTTGGCGTCAATATTATTTAGTTCATAATTTATTCCCAGAGGAATGTTGGGTTTTACCGTAAGATAATAATCCAACTCTTTAGCAATCTCAAATGGGTCTCTCATTGTGTACTCAAGATTAGGCCCAAAAGCTAAATCTCCATATTCATGTGTGCCCTTAAATTCCCATGCAAGAGGTTCAAGTGTTCTGCGATTTACCACTATAAATCTATAAGGCAAAACCTCAAAATCCTTGAAGTATTCATCATTCTTGATGGCTTCCTTTAAAAGTCTGGAATACAATCGGGCTTGGATGTGGTATCTCCACTCAACAAAAGACTTATAGAAGTCCCATTCAGGCTTGTATGAGGTCTTTAAATCCACTGGATATAGCTTTTTGGCTGCATGGTCTACAACGACATTATCCATCATACATCTATACTTAATACCATTAAGTGTAGCCTTGAATTTAAGCTGATAAAACCTCTCTATGGCATCATCAAAAGGATTATTATCCTCAAAGTACCATCTGGTAGCTTCTCTATTCTTGAGTGCGTCTACAGCCTTTAAAACATCATCATAAGTAGCTGCATCAAGAACTGTCCTACCTTCTGCTGCTCTTAGCATAGAATAGTATAATAGTCCTTTTTCCTTGATTACCTTAGCTCTTGTTTCAGGCTTCCAGTTAAGCTGATAGCTCATCTGCTCAGTATATCTGATGATTACACTGTCAGAAATTTCCCTTAGGCCATCTGCGCCACAGTCATCAAATAAGGCTTTTACAATCTTCATAATAGACTCAGGAGGCAGTTCTGCAAAATCTGATACAATGAATCTTTCTTCAAATTCTTTCATTCCACCAGTGATAATGCTATCTACTGCTGAGCCAAATGTGAGTGACGGTGTTTCAACTTTATCAAACAGTTTGTCGAGGTTATTAAATCCCTCTCTGTCATATTTTGCGAGTGTAGAATAGGAATAAGATGGGTCTTTCCTGTATTCTTCTTCAGTTACATCCCAACTAATATCCTTCAAACTCTTCCTCAAAACTTCCATAGATTAATGATGTATATTCGTCTAATATTGTTCTTAATTCCAATAATTTATCTACCTCTATATCTTCCCAAATTCCAGGATTGGCAGAGTTCTGGTTTTTCCTTGCAAGGAAAATATCAGAGTTTACCAATTCAAGGAGGTTGAGAAATTCTCTATGCTCGATAAAAAATGATGCTAATTTCTTGTCTTTCTCAGGAATATACTGTGATAATTCCTTAATTTTCTTTACTTGTGTTCCCATAAGATTTAATCATGTTAATAGCCTCTTTTAGCTGCGTAAGAGTATAAATCTCAAAAGCTATGGCATTATCAAGGCTTTCAAGATATTTTCTAAACATCTTCTTCTTCAAGGGGTAAACATCATTCATAAATCCTTTGACTTCTATAAATACTTCTAAGTTATTATACTTGAAGTAGAAATCAGGAGTATAAGTAATATCCTTTAGCTTAGCAGGACTAAAATAATTGAGCTTGGTTTTAGTCTTACTATAATAAGGCTTTGTAGGCTTAAATCCCTCCCAAAGAACAAGAGTTTTAGCTTCATACTGTGGGTCAAACCCATTTGAGAGTAGAATCTCATAGACTCTACCCTCAAGTTTGGATTTGAACTCTATACCGTTAACACAGACAGAGGTAGCGTTTTTTATTTTTTTGTTTGCGCACATTCTTGGTTAATAATTCCAAGTGCAACTTGAGCCTCATGTTGTGACCTAAATAATGCTGGAAGGTCTCCAACAGGCAATGATTCAAACACCACAGAATAAGTTGTCATTCTGTAAGGATTGATGCACCAGACATTATCACGAGGCTTAATAGGTGTACTATACTCTTTGCTCATCACAAGAGATATAGCTTTCAAGAATATCTGAGCTATAGCAAAGAAATAAGGAGTATCAACAAATTTCTCAAATACTCGCTTTAGGGACTCTACTGTAACACCCAGTTCAGAAGCAATAGCATTATGATAATGTTCGATACCAGTGGGAGGAGAATGGCGCTCATGTAGAGAATCACCATCAGGATAAATGCAGAGCTTGACTCCAAGAGCCTCACCAAGTTTTTCAATGATTTCATTAACATTAGTTCCTTCAATTTTAAATACTTCCATTTTCAGTTTTCTTTATTTGATTAATATAAGAATTATAAATATCTTCTCTTGAAGCATAAGATAGACAGTTAAACTTATTGTTATCCTCATTATTGATTTCCCCTGAAAGCAATGTATCTTTAAGGACATCAAGTTCATATTCAACTGTATAATCTCGGCTTATAATATCACCATAATTGTCATATTCTACAATTCCAACAGGGTAATATTCACAACATCTTAGTTTGCCATACGAATCCATGGTTGGAATTGCCACTATCTTAGCAGGATTTACAAGACATTCTAAGCCTACATCTCCAAAATAGGATTTCTTTAGCCAGCTTTTGCCGCCAAGATGTAACCCCCTACTACAGCTATGTTCCTGATTATCATCACATTGGCTTCTTTCCATTCTTACTGGCTTGCCAATTTCAATAGTAGTAGTGCCACTGTGAGCATCAGTATAAACATCCATATCAACGGCATTATTCATAATGTCATTATATAAATCCTCAAGAGTTTCTCCTGCTGGCATATTCTCTAATCTCCAACCTTCTTGTAGGTTGAGCAGAGCATAATCCTCAGGATTCTTTTTGAGCTTATACTTGACAAAATAATAATTCTCAATAATAGCTCTTGCATCCTCAGTTGTATAGTGACCTTGCTTCTTGATGCAAGCATTTCTATAAGCTACAAGTAATCCAGATTGAGTAATCTCTACATCCCAACGTCTCATAAACCAATAAATATTGGCCCTTACTTTATCATCAGGATTCATAGACACCAATTTCCAGAAGTTGAGATACCTTTGTAAGGTAAGCTCATCTTCTTCTGCTTCAGCTTTAACTATTGCCTGTGCTATATCCATAGGCATTGATACTTCGGAGATAGATGGTGCTACAACTGTATTACCACGTACTTGGAGAATCTTAGAGGTCTCAATGGTGCCAACTGTTAGTAGCTCAGGTTGTTCAGGGAGAAGCTCTCTACGAAGCTCCTCCTCTGACATTAATGCTATTTCAAGAAATTCCTCATCAGTACAATCTGTACTGCGATAAGAAACTCCATCACTAAAAGTTACAATCAGGTTGTTCTTTAATCTAAATATCTTCATAATTTTTTTTAGTTGTTATTGTTTAATATTACTGTTGAATTATACCTAAAAGCAGCTCCATAAGGCAGCTTGCTCAAAACTTCATTACTTAATTCTTTGCCAGTAAAAGCCATCAAATATGCTGCACAGTTCTTATAGACCTTTTCAGCAGTCTTTATGACCTCAACTTCCTCCTCAGATAGAGTTAAATCTACCAGAGCCTCAAAATCCAACCAATTGTTTCTTTTATACAAAGATACAATATCTTGGTTGATATTGGTAGAGCCTAATCTGTTAATATAAGCTCTTAAACTATAAAGTTTATTATGAAGCTGAGTAGGAAGTGGCAAAATGCTTGTTCTATATTCAGAGCCATAATCTACAGCCCTGAATCTGTCACTAAGAATCTTAGAAGTCACCACTCTTACAAAGTGTCTGTTTGGCTTCTTAATCCACTCCTCGAATGGGATATACCTCTTATTAGTGAGATGAGGAATAAGTTTAGCAGGTACACCAACAAACATAATATGCTTATCTTTCTCACAAACTGAAATAGAATAAGCCTTAATATAGTCAAACCATTCTTGTGGAAGGTCTCTCTTGCGCTCAATATAGACTACCTGATACTCCTTAGACCTATACTTATAAAAGCCACCATAAGACTCTCTGGTATATTTTACGCCATATCCATCCAGACAATATACATCTAATTGAGTGTCATTTATGTTCTCTTTTACAAGGGTTGTAGACCTAATAACAGGAGATGGTTCACGCTTGAGTTTGAAATCAGCAGGAACTGTATTCTCATCCAATACAATGATATTAAGTTGCTTTATAACCTCTCTAATGAAGTTTTTCAGTACAGATGGTGCAATAGGTGTATATCCTTGAGTAAAGCTCTTAAAAGCCATTAGAATATTGTATTTGGCCATTTGAGGAGTAATCACTATACTACCTTCAAGTGGATTATACTTATCCATGATGTACTTCTTCTCTCTTGGGCCAAACTTGGTTTTCTTTATAATGATAGCTCTATGATTTACAAGCATATTCTTTGGATTAGGCAAAGAGTTCATCCTTGTAGTCCAACAGCCATTCTTGAGCATTTGCTCTACCCTGATGATAGAGCCAACCAATATGCTTGTTTCAAACAGGTTAGCAGTTTGAGGGCCATAGCCCATTCTTTGTAAGATTTGACGCTTATCATTTGTGCTGGAAACATTCATTCTAACACTGAAATCCTCTTTAAGCTTTACATGAGGGTCTTCATAGTTGATGTGCAAGAATTGGCTTACAATATTAGGGAACTTCTCAATTATATGCTGAGCTGCTACCATATACATATCCTCTTTTGCTCTCTTACATACCTCATTTATATAGTTCTGAGTATCAGTAGAATAGATGATTTCCTCTCTATTAGGAGTTACCATAACAGAACCAATAGGAATATTGATACCAGTTCTGTTTAATGGGAAGCTCACATTTCTGAGAGGATATACTACTCTACCGAGCTTGATAAATCTGTCATATATGACATCACAAGCTGCCCAATCCTTAGTCTCATATATATGTCTACCATTGAAGACACTGACATCATAATAGCCAGTATTATCAATCAGGAATAAGTTCTCAAAGAAAGCCATATTATTAATGGCATCCCTACGCTGTCTGCATAGCCTATAATCGTTTCTAACTTGTGGAACTATAATTGATACCTCTACACCATTTTCTTCGTCTGTAGGGGCTTCATTTATCTTATCAATCTGTATTCCACCATTATTCTTATACATTAGATAGTCATAGACTCTACCATTATAGAAACTCTTAATTTCCACAACATCGGAAACTGAGAGTCCGGCAAATTTACCAATGCCAAAGCCTCCGATGAAATCATTAGACATTCGCTTGGTAGAGCTGCCAATCTTATTGTAAATGGTGCTAAATCTTTCAGGGCTAATACCTGTGCCATAATCTCTTACTGAGAACCTTTCTTGGCCATTCTCCTTTTGAATAAGCAGATATATAGTATGTTCAGGATTACCATTCTCTACTTGTGCATCATAAGCATTAGAGATGGTTTCACGCAAGAATGACTCAAATGGGTTTGAGTACAAATTAGAAGTCAATAGTGTAGCTATGAAGTCAACATTCTGTCTGTCAATACCTACTTTGTTATTTTCAATATCACCAATTACTTGTACTTCGCTACCAGTTTCTTGTTTAATAATCATATTTTGTGTAAATTAAAAGTTGTTTGTTGAAAAAGTAGGGGCAGGATTACTCCTGCCACCTGTGTTATTGGATTAAATTTAACAGATTAGAGGTTAGAGAGGATTGCATCAGCCTCTTTCTTGTTGATAATTCTCTTTTGAGCTAATACTGTTACAAGGGAAATAATTGCATCTTTACAGTCCTTATGCTCTGGAGCTGTAACTTGAACTACTGTCTCATTAGGAGAAAGCTCAAAGACGTCAATATCTGCATCTGAGCCTTTCTCAATTTGAACAGTGGTTTTAGACTCAATGTGCTTACTTGCCTTTGCAAGAGTTTCCATTGTTTGACGCTCATAAGCCTCAATAATACCTTCAAGGTCTGCTGTTGATACTTGTGTGAAATTGCGACCACACTGATTCTTTACTTCTTCCTGAAGATTGAGACACTTAATCTTTGCATAAACTTCTGAACGAGTTGCCATAAAATAAATTGTTTAAAATGTTAAAAAATAATTGTTTGTTGTATTTGTATAAATCTGAAATATCTTTCCCGCCTTCAAAAGGTGGTAATACTACATTAATAAATCCTGTTTCTTTAGCTAATTTCTCGGCATTTTGTAATCCAGTTTTATCATTGTCCAATAGGATATAAACCTCCTTAAAACGGCTTCTAAGGCTGTTTATAGCAGTATTACTCATGCTATAACCCTCTCCTTGAATAGCAATAGAGGGTATTCCTAAATTAGACCATAAACACAGTGCATCTTTCAATGAAGAACACACGCATAGCTTATCTCCTGATTTTGGGACTTTTGTCCATAGGCTAATAACAGACCTATCATGCTTATTACACCATTTGTATTTCTTGTTGAAAGGTTGATAAATCTTTAATGTAGTATGTTGTTCCTTAAATTCTACAAAAACATAAGCATATTTGTCAGCTTTAAATACATAACGCTCATTATTCTTATAGACTACCTTATGAGATATAGGATAAACATCTGCATATTTTAGCCACTTCTGAGATATACCAAAGGATTCCCAATATTCAATATCATGTGGCAACCAATCTCTTGCTGCAACTTTGATATCAACAGTTGATTCTTCCACAATCCCTTCTGTTTTTCCGTTCTTTTGATAAGTTGGGTGTGTATAAATCTTTGTATGGAAATCTTGATTAATCATATCCATGACTTCTTTGAAGCTCTTATTAAACATAATCATCAATAAATCATAGATAGAGCCTTTATCTCCTGTGGCAAAATCCAAAAACTTGATTCCTCGCCTCCCTCTGAATATACTAAAGGAAGGCTTGGAATCTTGTCTTAATGGACTATTAATTAGACTTGGTATTTTCTTTACACCAAGATAGTGACGTACTAATTCAACCTCTGAAACTTCCCTGAAGGCGACAGACATTCTATATGTAGGTCTGCCTTTAGAAATCATACTACCAAGGAGTTGGTTCAGAGGTACTTACTAAAAAGGGAGTTCATCCTCCTGAATAGTCTGCTGAGGTTGATTGTCTGTTACAGTAGGAGTGCTAAAGTCAATATCAATCTGCTCACCATCACCCTGCTGCTTGAACTCAGTCTCTTTCACCTTATACTGGTAGGGCATAAAATCACCTGCACTATATTCAGTATTGAAGAAAGCTCCACGCTCAATTCCCTGAGAAATTTCACGCTCAATATTCTTATGGCTTCTTGAGAAACCACGACAGAAAGCTGACTTCAAGAAAGTTTGGAACATACGACCTTCCATATCCTTTCTTACTCCAAAGCAAATATCTATTGCATTCTTAGGCTGCATAGCAATAGCATCAATGATTTCCTTGAAGTTGCCCTTGAAATAGTTATCAATATCATCAAGAGAGCAATAGCAATCAGCCTTATTGGTATTTTCCTCAAATTTGCGAGTGTTAGCATTCCATACATCAATAGGAGCTATACCGAGATAAGAGATAATGAATTTAGTCAATTCCTCTTGACCTGAATAACAGGGCTTATAATCACTATCCAGCTTTGCAGGGCCATTAGAATACATAGGAATAGCTTTAGCCTTATATTCATCTTGAGTTACCC